ATGCGTAACAAAAGAATACAACTATATGCATCAGAGAATGTTATAGAAGAGTTTTATGATGCTATAGCAGATAATGACGTAAGAAAACTACAGCGTGTACACATTCCTAAGTCTGATGTATTCTATGTAAGAACAGCTATAGAAGCAGACACTGGAGTGAGATACACTCTAGACCATGTAGAGAGAGCTATGTACCTTGAGGGTCACCTCACTAGATACGAAGTATTAGATCCTGATAGAGAACGTGACAATGTGGGTTAAGCTAATCCTATTTGTGCTACTAGCAGGTTGTACCACTATAACCTATACAGCATCCTGTCGTGTCGATGATGACGTATGCCAGAGAAACCAAAATGCTCAGACACTTGCTATTATCGGACAGGAAGACGCAGCTCTACAGCTACTATGTGAAGATAGTAGTATTCGTAACAGCTTTAGGGACGAGTGTAGGAGCGAATGATATTACTGGTGACTTCAGTAACAACTATCAGGATTCAACAGTAGATAGTAACAACACTGATGAGACTGTAACGAATAACTATAATGCTACTGGCGCTGGTTCAGCTGCACCTGTAATGTCAGCGATAGCTCCTACAGTAATGGGTGGCGGTGGTAACGACAGTTGCTTACTACCAAGTTCAACAGGGATACAGGTAAGCATACTAGGTTTATCTACTGGTACTATGACTCAGGATAAGTCTTGTAACCGTAGAAAGAATGCCAGGCTCTTAGGAGCACCACAGCAAGTAGGTGGATTAGGGCTACAGGTGAGTGCCATATCCATTTTGTGCCAAGACCCAGTAGTGTTTAGAAGTATGATGTTAGCGAATACGCCATGCCCTATAAATGATAGTAAGACAGGGAAGCTGCTCATGGGAAAAGCGGCGATTAAGAAGTACAGAGAGAGTCCAACACTTTATATTGTTGGGTATGAGACAGACCAAGAATTTTGGAACACCCTGTTGAGGGTAGGAGAGGAAGATGAAGATGAAGAAACAGTTGAAGATGATGCTCCTAAGCTCAGCCTTAGTGAGCGTTTCCGCAGTAGCAAACGCAGGGGGTCTGGATCTAAGTAGCCCAGAATACTCAATGACGGGTCAGGAAAAGATTGATGCACTCATAGCTTCAATCAGTGATATACAAGATCGTATAACTGAATCTGCTGTTATGACTGTAGGTGCTGTAGGTTATGCGGCTATCGGTGGTGTTATCAATGATGATACCTTTGACGATGGGCTTATCACTTCAGCTGAGTTGAATGCTTACTTAGACGCTAAAGAACTTGTACTAAACCATGACTATGCTATAGCTGAAACAGCTGAGCAGTTGTTTATGCAGGAACACGCGGCTAATATGAATAGCTTAGACACTGCAGTAGATAATTTAGCGGCGGCAACAGCTATAGTTATGACAGCAGTTGAAGTAACCAGTGTGGCGGCTGAGGCAGATACTAAGCCTGAGCAAGTTGAGTTACAGGGTATGTTAGAGACAGATGCGTATAGCCTTGACACAGCAGAAGTTAACGAGTATAATGAAGCTGTAGCGGCTGTAGAGAACTTTGCTCAACAAGCTGGTGCTTACATGGCAGCTGCAAACAATGATGATTTAACAGCTACTGTAGATAGTTATGCAGCAGCTAACAACTTTATGGTAGGTAGCTATACAGCAATTACATACACTCAGAATATAGATGAGTTTGTAATTACATGGGCTGATGCAAGTTTTGGTACAGGTTTCCAAGGATACCTAACACCAGATATGAAGAATGCTTCTGAGATATATGCTGCAGGTGAATACATAAATGAATATGGAGCAATGCCAACACAATGAGTTTTAGTATAGGCGGTTACAATATTAAAGGATGGATGATGGCAGTAGCTGTCCCTGTCCTTTCAACTATATCAGGTGGTATATACTTTGGTTACGACACCCTTAACCGTTTCTATGGTGTAGAAGCTGGTGTAGGAGAATCATTAGACCGTATAGGTACACTAGATGATAAGACAGGTGCTATGGATAAACGCATAACATCTGTAGAGACTGTAGCCCAGCGCAACCTTACTGAAGTAGATAATGAGTTAAGCAGTGAGATTATAACGTTAGACTCTTTAATCCTAACTAATGTACAGGAGCTAGAAGGTAAACTCATAGTTCGTATACAAACGTTAGAACAAGCTATAGCTGATAATGATGTAAGAGGTTTAAACCAGAAGCTTGCCCAGTTAACGACTAACATGCAGCAGATACTAGAACAACAGAAGCTACTACTAGACTTACGTAGTCAGGTAGATAAGGCTACAACTATAACAGATGGATTAGGTGATACTCTAGATACACTACAAACTGAAGTAGATGATATTTGGAAAGCCTATGATGAATTAGCGGATAACCCTTTATAATGGCTATAGAATACAGAGGTGAGAAGTTTGCAGGTTATAACAAACCCAAACGCACACCCAAACATCCTACTAAATCTCACGTAGTGTTAGCTAAAGAAGGCGATACTATTAAAATGATTCGCTTTGGTGAGCAGGGAGCATCTACAGCAGGTAAACCTAAGGCTGGTGAATCTGATAGGATGAAGAAGAAACGTGCAAGCTTCAAAGCTAGACACGCTAAGAATATTAAGAAAGGTAAGCTATCAGCGGCTTACTGGGCAGATAAGGTGAAATGGTAATGGCAGCACCCAAGCCAACAAATATGAAGTTGTATAACCAGAAGAAAGCTCTGGCTAAGAAGAAGTTTAAGAGATGGCCTAGCGCATATGCGTCTGCTTGGTTAGTAAAAGAATACAAAAAAGCTGGGGGTAAATATAGTGGCACAACGAAAAACAAGGTCACGTAGTCAACACGTTCTTGTAGGGCGTAGAGGTTTTTCTAAAGGTGGTTTAGGTAAATGGTTCGGAGAGGAATGGACAGATGTTAAAACAGGTAAAGAATGTGGCAGGTCGGGTACTTCAGAAAGTGGTAGACCTTATCCTGCGTGTCGTCCCAAAAAAGTGGCGAACAAAATAAGTAAAAAAGAAGCGGCTAAGAAGACAGGACCTGCTAAGGTTAAGTGGTCTACTACTGCTTCTGGTAGAAAAAGAAAAGCATAATTGCTAAAAAAGTAAAGAAAAGGATTGTATAATGGGTTCTGGAATCAATACGCCACCTAAAAGTTTTAAAGGTTTAAGTAGGAAAAAATTAGTATCTTTAGTTCGTGATGATATGGGTTATTCTGATGATGATTTCGATTTTAAAAATATAACAAAGGGTGAGTTGTTAGAAATCGTAGACAACCATTTTGGCGGTGACTATAACAAGGGCGGTATGGTTAAAAAGAAAAAAACACCTGCAGTAGCTAAGAAGAAGGGTTACAACTATGGTGGCATGGCTAAGAAACCTATGAAGATGAATAGGGGTGGGTACTGTGGTGCATCTAACCCAGCGTCTAAGCCTATGAAAAAAGGATAGACTTATGAAAGTTTATGAAAAATATAAAGATGCTCTAGCTAAGCATGGCTACACAGTAGATGTAGATGGCTGTGTTTGGGATGAGCGTGGCAACCAAGCCGCTATGGAAGATAGATTTGGCAATGCTTTTTGTAATGATCCAAACGTAACAGATATTTGTAGAGCTGCTGAAGTTGCTAAACCTAAGACTAAGAAAAAGTCTAAAGCACCTGAGGGTAAGAAACGTGCTCGTACAGCCAAAGGTCACTACGTTAAGGACGATCCTAACACACCAGAGAATGAAGCTTGGGTTGACGAGTAATGAGTTTTTTTAGTCAGGGCAAGTCAGCACGTAGGCGTTCTGTTTATGGTCATAATACTGGCACTACTACAGAAGATGTGTACACATGTCCTGCTAACTGTGTAGCAGAAGTTACCTACCTTCATGTACACAACACTACTGGCAATACAGACATTGAAATTGAATGGTATGTAGCAGCTGATACATATACATCACATTTCCTAGAAGGTAAAAATTTAGGCGCTGGTGAGTTTGTAACATTCTCAGATATAGAAATTGTTTTATCTGCTGGTGACAAGATACAAGTAACTCCAGCTACAGCTGCACATATAGATACTATACTAACTGTAACTGAAACCTTTGTACCTGTAGGTTAACGGGTATGCACAAACAGACGTACTAAGTTATTACTAAATAAGTATAACTATCTCCGCACACAAACAAAGGAGATAGTGATGCTAAACTTTTTACAACGCGGCTTTAGGGCTGTACAAAGAACACAACAAGCAAGAGCAGATCTTTGGTTACTTAACAATATGAGTGACAGAGATTTACACGACATAGGCATTAGCCGTGGCGAGATAAGAGAGCATATATATGGCGAGAAATCTAACCGAAAAACAAAACAAGTTTCTTGAAGTATTATTCGACGAAGCTAATGGTGATGCTGTTACAGCTAAAAGGTTGGCAGGTTACGGGGACAACAGCAGCACTACAGCTATTGTTGAATCCTTAAAGGACGAGATAGGCGAGAAGACTCGTACATATTTTGCCCGTACTGCCCCTAAAGCTGCAGTTGCTATGGTAGGTGCTCTTTCTGATCCTACTGAGCTAGGCATAAAAGAAAAAATGGTTGCAGCAAAAGACTTGCTAGACCGCGCTGGACTTGGTAAAGTAGATAAAGTAGATGTCACATCGAGTGGTGGCATCTTCTATCTACCACCAAAAGAAGGTAAAAACGAATAAGTATTCCAACAAGAGACCTAGGATTCTGGCAATTACCAAAGCCAATCAAAGGCAAAGAAAAAGAGTGGCACACAATAGTACGTGTTACTGCAAAGATACCATGGGGGTATGTCCTAGCTCCAGACAATGATAGGCTTCTGATACCTGTCCGTCTGGAGCTTGAAGCATTAGATCTTGCAAAGAGGCATCTCAAGCAGTATAGCTATCGTGCAGTAGCGCAGTGGCTTAGTAAAGAAACAGGTCGCTATATATCTCATATGGGACTAAAGAAGAGAATCGAAGTTGAGCAAAGACGTAGAAAAGCATCTACTATTAAACGCAAGCTTGCCAAGTGGCTCGAAGAAACCCTTGAGGAAATCGAAAAGCTCGAAACCCAAGGAGTCGGTGCATACAGAGATTCCAGTACAGGTAGTTGAAGAAATAGAAACTCCTAAAGATACTGTTCCAGCACAAGCTGTTGCTCCTGCATACGATGAGGAGTTAGCACAAGATATAGTGTTTAAGCCTAACCCTGGCCCCCAGACCTTGTTTCTAAGTTCGTCAGAGAGAGAAGTACTATATGGAGGAGCAGCTGGTGGAGGTAAAAGTTATGCCATGCTTGCAGACCCTCTTCATGGTTTAAACGATCCTAACTTCTCAGGTCTACTTGTACGTCATACTACAGAAGAACTTAGAGAGTTAATACAGAAGAGTCAAGAACTATACCCTAAAGCTATACCAGGTATAAAATGGTCAGAGCGTAAATCACAGTGGACTTCACCTAAGGGCGGTAGACTCTGGATGTCTTACTTAGATAAAGACACAGACGTTACAAGATACCAAGGACAGGCTTTTAACTGGATAGGCTTTGACGAACTTACACAATGGTCTAGTCCTTACGCTTGGGACTACATGAGATCACGTTTACGTAGTTCAGCCCAGCACTTAGGTTTATACATGAGAGCTACTACCAACCCAGGAGGTAGTGGTCATCAGTGGGTTAAGAAAATGTTTATTGATCCTGGACCGTCTAATGAGCCGTTCTGGGCTACAAATGTCGAAACAGGTGATACTATTACATATCCTGTTGGTCACAGTAAAGCAGGGCAACCTTTGTTTAAACGTAGGTTTATACCTGCATCACTATTTGATAACCCATATCTTGCTGAGGCAGGTGACTATGAAGCAATGCTATTGTCACTACCAGAGCATCAAAGAAAACAACTCTTAGAAGGTAACTGGGATATTAACGATGGAGCCGCTTTCCCAGAGTTTGACAGAACCAAGCATGTCATTGACGCTTTTGAAGTTCCCGAAAGTTGGGCTAAGTTTAGAGCTTGTGACTACGGCTACGGATCTTATACAGGAGTTATCTGGTTTGCTGTTGCACCAGACGAGCAACTCATTGTTTACAGAGAGTTATATTGTTCTAAGGTTACAGCTACAGATCTAGCTGATATGATTTTAGATTTAGAGAAACAAGACGGTGGTATGAGATACGGTGTGCTAGACTCTTCTTTATGGCACAACCGAGGCGACACGGGACCATCACTAGCTGAGCAAATGATTATGAAGGGTTGCCGTTGGCGGCCTTCGGATCGGTCTAGGGGTTCGCGTGTCGCAGGTAAAAACGAAATACATAGGCGGTTACAGGTCGATGAGTTTACGGAAAAGCCTAGATTAGTATTTATGAACAACTGCACTAACACTATAGCGCAGATACCAAGCATTCCTTTGGATAAAAGAAATCCAGAAGATGTAGACACTCACGCAGAGGATCACTTATACGATGCTTTACGATATGGTGTTATGACACGTCCACGCAGCAGCATTTGGGATTTCAACCCAGCAACACAACGCACAGGCTTTCAAGCTAGTGATACAACATTCGGGTATTAATAAATGGCAGAACAAGAAGAAATGTTTGAAACAGATGAAGTCGTAGCTGCAGAAGACAGTACGGATAGCATCTTTGAACAAAAAGATAGCGTAGTAGCTTTTGTACAAGAGCGATACAAACGAGCAGAGGATGCAAGGCATTCAGATGAACAACGCTGGTTAAAAGCATATCGCAACTATCGTGGTATATATGGTAAGGATGTTTCATTTACAGATACTGAGAAGTCTCGCGTATTTGTTAAGGTTACCAAGACTAAGACTCTTGCTGCTTATGGGCAGATTGTAGATGTATTATTTGGTAACAACAAGTTCCCACTATCTGTTAACCCTTCTGTATTACCTGATGGTGTAGCAGAAGCAGTACATATTAATATAGATCCTAAAGCTCAAGCTGCAGGTGATGCACTCAAACCTGTGACAGAAGATAAAGCCTCTAGTCCTTACCTTATAAATGGTGACACTACACTAAAACCTGGTGAGACCCTTATGGATCTACAGGCACGTATGGCTGGTTTAAGCGGTAAACTTGAAGCTGTATCAGATAAGATTATTGAGGGTGACGGAACTACACCATCTACTGTATCATTTCACCCAGCTATGGTCTCAGCTAAGAAGATGGAAAAGAAAATCCATGACCAGCTGCAGGAATCAGGTGCATCTACACACTTACGTTCTATGGCGTTTGAGATGGCACTACTAGGTACAGGTGTTATGAAAGGTCCCTTTGCTGTAGATAAAGAGTACCCTAACTGGAATGATGATGGTGAGTATGATCCATTAGTAAAGACAGTACCTGAGTGTAGTCATGTTTCTTCTTGGGACTTCTACCCAGACCCAGAAGCTAAGTCTATGAATGATGCAGAGTATACTGTTGAACGTCATAAGATGTCACGTACACAATTACGTTCTTTAAGAAGTCGTCCCTACTTCATGTCTGACTCAGTTCAGATGGCTGTAGATAAAGGACCTGACTACATACAGAAATACTGGGAAATGACTATGGAGGATGATGATACACAACCATCTTCTGAGCGTTGGGAAGTATTAGAGTTTTGGGGTTATGTAGATACTGAACTACTTGAAGAGCATGGTGTTAAGATACCCAGCGAACTAAAAGATTTAGATGAGGTTAACTGTAACGTTTGGATATGTAACGGTGAAGTACTACGCTTTGTACTAAACCCATTCAAACCTACACGTATACCTTACTATGCAGTTCCTTACGAGCATAACCCTTACAGCTTCTTTGGTGTAGGTATTGCTGAGAACATGGACGATACACAGACATTGATGAATGGCTTTATGCGTATGGCTATTGACAATGCTGCATTATCTGGTAATCTTATTATAGAAGTAGATGAGACCAACTTAACGCCTGGACAAGACTTATCTGTATATCCTGGCAAGGTCTTCCGCAGGGCTGGGGGTGCACCAGGACAAGCCATCTTCGGTACTAAGTTCCCAAATGTTGCTCAAGAAAATATGCAACTATTTGATAAGGCAAGAGTACTAGCAGATGAGAGTACTGGCTTCCCTAGCTTTGCTCATGGTCAAACAGGTGTATCAGGCGTTGGGCGTACAGCCTCAGGTATTAGTATGCTTATGTCTGCTGCTAACGGTTCTATTCGTACAGTAGTTAAAAACGTGGATGACTATTTACTTCGCCCATTAGGTAAAGCATTCTTCTCTTTCAACATGCAGTTTGACTTTGATGAACAAATACGGGGTGACTTAGAAGTACATGCGTCAGGTACTGAAAGCTTAATGGCTAACGAAGTAAGATCCCAGCGCTTAATGCAATTCTTACAAGTTGCACAGAACCCAGTACTAGCTCCTTTTGCTAAGATGGATTACATAATACGTGAGATTGCTAAGTCCATGGATCTTGATCCTGATAAGGTTACTAACTCTATGGCAGACGCTGCTATCCAAGCTGAGATCCTCAAAGGCTTCCAGCAACCAGCACAGCCTCCAGAAGCACCTGAGGGTGTACCAGCACCAGAGGGAGGCCAACAAGCGCCACAGACCCCTCAGGGGGGCGTACAGGACACATCAGGTGGTGGCGGTGGTCAGATAGGCATGGGTACAGCACCAGTTCCAGGAGAGCAAGGATTCAGTGGTAATGTCTCTTAAGAGTTTTGTAAACAACACAACATCATGGGAAGCGTTCATCTCTGAGTTAGATGAGCGTATTTCTACACAACAACGTAGTATGGAAACTGTTACAGATACTGCTGAACTATACAGGCATCAAGGTGCTATACGCGCTCTGCGTCAACTTCAATACTTGAGGGATAAAGTAAATGGATGAACAAACAAGAATGGCTTTTGCACTGGGCGGTAGTGTAGATTTAGATACAGTACCAGACAACACTAAAGGTATTGACCCTGTGTCAGGAAATGAAGTTCCCATAGGTTCTACTGCAAAAGAAGTTCGTGACGATATACCAGCACAACTAAGTGAAGGTGAGTATGTCGTACCTGCTGACGTAGTACGGTACTATGGCGTTAGGTTCTTTGAGCAATTACGCGCTAAAGCTAAGTTTGGCTTTCAAGATATGGCTGAGAATGGACGTATTGGTGGTGAGCCTGTAGATGAATCTGACGATATGATGTTCGATATTTCTGAACTAGAAGTAGAGGATGATGGCAAACCTATGAAAATGGATGAGGGCGGTTATGCACTATCTCCAGGAGATGAAGGTTATGACGAAATGGGTGCTCTTGGCTTAGGCAGCACAGGTATTACTGCTGGTTATGAATCAACAGGTAGTGCACCTACTGTAGAAGTACGTACCTATGTTAATGAAGCTGGGCATTCTATATACATCACATTTATTAACGGTAAACCTCAGACTTCTATTCCTCCAGGTTATACAATAAAAGAAGAGGTTGTTGAAGAAGCACCAGCTGCGGCAGCACAACCAGAACCACAGGTTGTAACTTCTCGTCGCCGTAAAAGACCAATGTTAAAACCTGATCCTATAAACTATAAAGAACTTACTACAGAAGAGATTGGTAAGATGTTAGAAGATCAATCTTCTGGTAAATCTACAGCAATAGCATTTGGTGCAGGTGCTATAAATCCAGTATTAGGTCTTTTTGTTAAGGGTGCTATGATGGATAGTGCTAGACGATTAGAGAATGAGATAGAACGTAGAATTGCTTCAGAAGAATATGCAGCAGATAAAAGTGCTCTTGAAGATATGTTAAAAGCATCTAAAGAAGGTAAGCCTGGTCTAATCAAAAAAATATATGGTGCAGTAAAAGATGCATTTGTACCAGAGACAGATGAAGAAGCTGTTGCACTTCAAAAAGCAATAGCTATGGAAGCTGGTGAAGTATACGACTTTGAAGGTAATATTACTGGAGATGCTATTTCTCCTGGAGATCCTGCAGTAACAGGTATGGATGTAGAAAAAACTAAGTCACCTGTAGAGGTTGTAGAAAACACAATCGCTCCTACAACAGGTAGAGTATCCACATATAGAGATCCTATAACTAGAGAAGAAAAACAATTTGAATCTTACGGACAAGTTACTAGGAACGGTGTGTATGCTGGTGATGGCTTTGAGTGGTATGAGATGGATATAAAAGGCCGTGATGGTGTACCTGTCTTAGGTAGAAGATACACAGGTGAAGGTGAAGATAATAACTTAGGTCAAGACACTATCGTAGCAACTGAACTTGGTTACGGAGATCCAGTAGACAGAGATGTATTTATAAAAATAGCTGATGTATCTCTAGAAGAGGGTAGTGAGTTTGCATCTAAACCTGGATCAGCAAATGATGGAGACTTCTTCGAGTTCTTAAGAACAGGTGATTGGGGTGCTAGTGAATCTTATGCAGCCATGAAAGCAAAAGAATCTGGAGAGGAAAACGATTATAGTCCAACTCTTACATACGGTGAAGTTCTAGAACAGATTAAGAAACCTACGGTAAAAGTTGAAGCGCCTGAAGTAAAAATTAAAGAACCTGAATTACAAGACGAAGAACCAAAAGTAAAAGTTGAAGATCCTGAATTACAAGACGAAGAACCAAAACCTTTTGTATCGCCTTTTGAAAAGACAGGGCGTACTTTAGTAGATGACTATAAACCCTTTGTATACTCGGCAGAGCCAAAAGGCGCAGATCTAGATCCTACTTATGTAGATACTACAGAGCTAAAAGCTAAAGATCCTAATGAAATAATTACATCTCAAATCTTTGATCAGCCATACGAAACTATTACTACTGAAGAGAGTGCGGCATTAAGAGATAGGCGTAGAAAAAGAAAAGAAGCAGAAGCTAGAGGGAGAGATGCGTTTAGAGATTCTATGATCAAAACTGGGTCTGTTGCATCTAAAGCAAGAAAAAGAGGTGCTTCAGACAAACAAGTTAAGACAATACTAAAAGAGGGCAAAAAAGCATCTGAGAAAATGGCACGGTATGCTAGTACAGGCCAAAGACCAACAGGTTTTAAAGAAGGCGGCTTAGCTTCCAAGAAGAAAAACAATAAGAAGAAGAAGTAACTACAAAAACTTCATATAACTATAAGGCTACCCAGCTTAGGCTGGCCCCATCATAAGGAGTATAACATGATACAAGAACCACAAGAAACTACGCCGATTAAAACTACATCGGCTTCACATCAAAGGAATGATGCACGTGTTAAGCGTGATCAAGAAGAACTAGAGGCACTGCTAAAGCAAGCACGTGGCGAGACAGATGAAACAGAAGAAGCTGTTGAGGCGAAACCCAGTAGCGAAGATCCTGTCGAACCCAAAGTTCAGACAGAGAGTAGTTCCGAACAAAAAGAAGAACCCGAAGGTGAAGCACAAGAAGATGATGCTGAGCTAAGTGCTGAAGAAAAAACCTTCAAGCAACGCTATTCTGATATAAGAAGGCACATGCAGGATAAAGAGAAAGACTTTACTGCTAAGCTTGAGAGGTTAGAAAAGCAATTAGATCTTGCAACAAAGAATGAACTTGTACTACCTAAGTCAGATGAAGAACTAGACGCATGGGTTAGAAAATATCCAGACGTTGCAGGTATTGTAGAAGCTATCGCCGCAAAAGAAGCGGATAAAAAGTCTTCTAATTTAGATGCAAGACTTGCTGAGATAGAAGAGTTACGGTCTACTGCAAAAAGAGAAAAGGCTGAAGCAGAGTTACTAGGTATGCACTCTGATTTTGTATCTATCAGAGATGATGATGCTTTCCACACATGGGCAGGTGATCAACCTAAGTGGGTACAAGATGCACTCTATGAGAATGTAGATGATGCTAAATCTGTATCCCGTGTTATAGACTTATACAAAGCTGACATGGGTATTACCAAAAGTAAAACTAATACGTCAGACAAAGGCGCAGCAAGTTCTGTAAAGAGTAAACGCTCTGCTGCACCCGAACCAGACGATAGTTCATCTTACTTACGAGAGTCACAAATTGCTAAGATGAGTATTAAAGAATATGAGAAGCGCCAAGAAGAAATTATGGACGCTCAACGTAACGGTAAATTTATTTACGATTTATCAAAGAAATAGTTGACATCTGTTAAAAGATGGATACAACTAAGGGCATGTGCAGTATCAAGTTTATTTTAGTATTCGTTTGCTTGAACTGCACATGCTTATAACTAAGCTCTATCCACGAAAAAGAACTACCTCAGACTAAAGGCCCAGCGCTCTAAGGATGGCGATCCCTAAAGCAAAGCTGACTACCCTAATAGTAAGAGCCTCTTTAGTTGGTATGAAGCGTATAATGTCACGCCATATCTATAAGGAGATTACACAATGGCTATTACTTCCGCAAGTGGTGGATTTAACGGAAACTTTTCCCCGATTATCTACTCAAAACAAGCACAGATCGCACTTCGTCGTGCAGCTGTAGCTAACGCAATCACTAATAACTCTTACTTTGGTGAGATTGCAAACCAAGGCGACGTTGTTCGCATTCAAAAAGAACCAGATGTAACTGTAAACGCTCTTGAGCGTCACACAGCTATCTCTGTTGAAAAGTTGAATGATGAAGACTTCTCTTTGACTATTGACAAAGCTAACTACTTTGCGTTCAAGATGGATGACATCGAGGACCAATTTTCAAATGTTGACTACGTTAGCTTAGCTGCTGACAGAGCTGCGTTTAAAATGGCTGACTCAATGGATGCAGACATTCTATCATACATGTCAGGTCACACAACTGCAGGTGCTTACATTACCGCAACATCAGGTGATGCACAGCACGACACAGCTGGAAACCTAACAGGTGAGTTTTTAACTGCTAACCATTTGGACGCAACGGACTTCGGTTCATTGGGTTCTGCTGACTCTGCTTCAACAGCATATGCTAGTGGCGATTCAATCCCATTGGCTCCACGTCTTCCAGGCGCAACAGCGTTGTCTACAGCGACTGTTTCACCTTTGACAGTGGTTGCTCGTATGGCACGTCAGATGGATCAAGCAAATGTTGACTCAAGAGGTAGATGGCTGGTCCTAGACCCAGTATTTATTGAGATGCTCAAAGACGAAGATTCACGTATGTTGAATGCTGACTTCGGTGGAGCAGGTCTACAAAATGGCTTGGTCTTAAACAACCTACACGGCTTCCGTATTTACCAATCTAACTCTTTACCTTCTAAAGGTACAGGTGCTGGAACTTCTGGTGCATTAGCACAAGACGTAAACTTTGGTGTTATCGTAGCTGGTCAAGACGATGCTGTTGCTTCTGCTGAGCAGATCAACAAGGTCGAGAACTATCGTGACCCAGATTCATTCGCTGACATTGTTCGCGGTATGCATCTTTACGGGCGCAAGATTCTTCGCCCAGAAGCATTAGTCACAGCGCACTACAACGCTGCGTAATAAAGTATAACACTGGGGCTGGCTATATGCTGGCCCCTTTGTGCATTTAGAAACATAAAGGACATAACCAATGGCTATTACAACGGCGATGTGCAACAGCTTCAAGCAAGAGTTACTTGGTGGTGTTCACGATATGGATACAGATACACTTAAAGTAGCTCTAATAAAAGCCTCACCATCAGGCTCTTATGGTGTTGGTACAGCTAATTATTCTGACGTAACAGGTAACACAGATGAAGCAGTAGGTACTAACTACTCTGCTGGTGGGCAAGCTCTAGACAGTGCTACTATTACATTATCAGGAAATACAGTATTTTTAGATTTTGCAGATGAAGTATTTACTAATTTGAGTATTGCTGCAGACGGTGCTATAATATATAATTCATCACAAGCTAACAAAGCTGTTGCTGTGTTTGATTTTGGTGGTACTGTTACATCTACAAGCGGTGACTTTACTATAGTATTCCCAACAGCAGATGCTAGTAACGCTGTAATTCGTATTACGTAAACAATAAGACAGGTATTGCATAATGGCATTTATCATTAAAGATCGTGTAAAAGAAGGTACTACTACTGCAGGGACAGGGGCTTTTACTTTAGGTGGCTCTTCTGCTACCTTTGATACATTTCAATCTTACATGTCTAACGGTGACACAACTTATTATGCTGTTGTACATACCTCTTCTGGTGTTGACGAATGGGAAGTAGGCATTGGTACTTGGAATACGGGTAATACACTTTCTCGTACTACAGTATTAGCAGGGTCTAATGGTACTTCTGCTCAGAGCTTCTCTTCAGGTACTAAAGATATATTTATGACATATCCTGCTTCTAAGGCAGTATATACAAATGTTAATGGAGAAATAGACATTGATGGGGGTACTATTGACGGTACAACTATCGGTGCTGTTACTGCAGCTCCAGGTAACTTTACCTCAGGTGATTTTACAGGCGATGTTGATGTAGACGGTAATATACATATCAGTGAATATGTAGACTTTGATCCCCAAGCATCACACCCAACACATCGTGAGGGTCGTCTATGGTATGATAATGTACATAAGACAATAAATTATCACAGTGAAGACTCTAATGTTGTACACGAACTAGGTGTTGAAGAACATGCGCGTGTATATAATACTTCAGGCTCTACTATTAGTAAAGGTAAGCCTGTTTACTTCTCAGGTAGTCATAGCACTAATGGGACACATGTTCCTACAATAGCTTTAGCTAACGCTACATCTGAGAGTAAATATAAATCTGAAGGTATGACTGCATCAGATATACCTAATAACTCATATGGTTACATAGTTACTGCAGGTCTTCTAGACGGTATTGATACTAGTCACCTTAGTGTTGGTCAGGTTTTTACAGGAATTACAGACGGTGCAACTCAGACTATGCCACCTGTATACCCAAACTATCCTATGTGCTTGGGTTTTGTTGTTAAGGTAGATAGTTCAGAAGGTGTTATATTCCTAGCACAACAAAACCATTCTATCAAAACATTCCGTGTTCAGATGGATCAACATATAGGTGGTAATCTTACTATTGATGGAAACCTTAACGTTACAGGTACAACAAGTTCTACCTCTACAAGTGACGTTACTGCAGGTGCACCTTTCTACAGAGCTAATGAAGGCGATGCTATTGGTGAAGCAGGTACTACTTTTACAGGTACAGGACTTGATGATGCTTTCTTCTCTGGTCATTATACAGGTACAGCCACTATTACTTACGATGTTAAGATTGATGGTGTAGGTACAGGTACGGGTGGTGTAGATACCTTTGCAGTGAGTCGTGATGGTTTTAATACTACATTCTCTAGCGCAAATGATATTACAGGTAATAAACAGCTTATACACTCTGGAGATAACATTTATGTTGAGTTTGGTGCAACAACAGGTCACACACTAAATGATAACTGGGAAGGTGTAGCGTCTCCTGTTAATGTGGACTCTGGCTTCTGGACTAATCGTAACACGGGTGCATCGGGAGTTGGTTATACGCATATGGGAATATGGTATGATGCTTCTTCTTCTAAGTGGTATCTAACAGACGAGTATGACCCTGTACCAGCAGGTGCTATTGACAGATCTCATTCAAGTTATGTTAAGGCTACATTAGATGCAAATATTGAAGGTAACGTAACTGGTAATGTTACAGGTAATTTATCTGGTAATGCTACAACAGCTACAACACTAGAGTCACCTCGTAATATTGGTGGTGTTTCTTTTGATGGATCTTCTGACATAAACCTTGCTGGTGTTAACACATCAGGTAACCAAGACACTACAGGTAATGCAGCCACAGCTACAACATTAGAAACATCTCGTACCATACAACTAACTGGAGATGTAACAGGTAGTGCCACATTTGATGGTTCTGCTGATGCTACTATTACAGCTGTTGTACAAGATGATAGTCACTCTCATGTTGTTTCTAATGTAGATGGATTACAGACTGCCTTAGACTCTAAAGCACCAACAGCACGTAATATTACTGCAGGTAATGGCTTGACAGGCGGTGGTGATTTAACTGCCAACCGTACATTAACTGTAGGTGGCGGTACTGGTGTTACAGTTAATGCTAATGATATTGCTATTGGTCAGGATGTTGCTACTAGTGCTAACCCTACGTTTGCTAACATTACCTCAACAGGAAATATATCAGTAACAGGTACAGTAGATGGACGTGATGTTGCAGCAGACGGTACTAAACTCGACGGTATTGAATCTGGAGCAACAGGAGATCAAACCAACGCAGAGATACGCGCAGCCGTAGAAGCCGCTTCTGATAGTAACGTATTTACTGACGCTGATCATAGCAAATTAAACGCTATAGAAGCTAATGCTAAAGACGATCAGACTATTACTGCTGGTGCTGGTTTATCAGGTGGCGGTACTGGTAATGTAACTTTAAGTCATAGCGATACATCTTCTCAAGGTTCATCAAACAACTCTGGTAGAACATATATACAAGATATTACTCTTGATACATATGGGCATGTCACTGGTTTGTCTACAGCTACAGAAACAGTAGTAGATACTAATACAACATATAGTGTAGGTGATGGAGGACTTACACAAAAGAATTTTACAACAACTCTTAAGTCGAAGCTAGATGGAATAGAAAGTGGTGCAACTGCAGATCAGTCAGCATCTCAGATACTTACAGCTGTTAAAACTGTAGACGGTTCTGGCTCTGGTTTAGACGCTGACTTATTAGATGGGCAACAGGGTAGTTACTATTATAGCCCAGCAAATGTACCACCGGCTAGTCCTACTACAAATTTTTCAACTTCATCTTCTTATCCGTCAAGTCCATCTAACGGAGCTGTATTTTATAATACATCAGATAACATGGCACGTATGTATGTTGATGGCGCTTGGAAAGATATGTTTAATATTGCACCAACAACAGTTGGCGGTACAATAAATCTTAGTATTGCTAATAACCTCTCTAGTCCGTATAGCCAATCTTTAACAAGTTATTTTTCAGATACTCAGACAGCTGCCTCTGATCTTTATTATGAGATATCAACAGGTACAACACCCCCTGGAGTTAGTATTTCAGGAAGTAATCTAGTCCACGATAATTCAAGTTTTTCACCTAATATCAACGCTGCTACTACATATAGCTTTGGTATAACTGCTAGGGATATGGACGGTGCTACGAGTATCCCTCAATCATTTAGCTTAACATTAGCTAAACCCCCCAACCCAAATATTAATTATATACCTAATTTTTCCACTCCTGATATTACTTATACAGCTACTACAAATGTTATTATACCAACAAACCTAGCAGATTTTCAGTTATGTTATATTTACTTAGTAGGCGGAGGAGGCGGTGGTAATAGCTCCGAATATAGTGCTGGTTGGCGTTTCCAAGGACACGGCGGTAGCGCAAGAATGATATTATGTAGAGCAGACGTACTATCAGGTTCTACTGTCACAATAGGTGCTGGAAGACCACCTAGTGGACAGTGGCGATCAACATATGGTTCTATAACTTCTATCACCCTTGGAGGTACAACCTACGGTACAAATCACGGGAGTTCTAATCAGGTTATAATTCATCCAGGTACATATGATGTTAGTGCTTTGAGTACTACAGGTTTTTCTTTCAGCGCCGCTTCAGATACGAGCAGTCCTTCTGTAACTATGTCAGGAACAAGCATGACTAACTGGGGGAATGGTGTTGATGACGGTAGCCTTAGGGCTGACAGTGGTTCAAACACTACAAAAGTTTATTCTGCTGGTAATGGTTATGGTAGAGGTACAGGTGGCCCCGATTATTATGAAAACTCAACATATGCGGGTCGCGGTGCTACTGGTTTTAACCAATCTGGTCAAGCACCTGGTGGAGGCGGATCATCCTATTCGGGTAGTGGCGCTACCGGTAGTTGTAGAATATACTTTTCATAGTTAAAGGAAAGATTAATGAGCGATACAGATAGAGTAGTCTGGCACAGAACAGAACGTGGTAGATGTATAGTTGTTGCCGCAGATGATGATTTGAGCCGTTGGCCTGATTATGAAGATGAAAAAGGTGAACATCATCTAGGTCACACGGAAGAAGAGATAGCAGAATTAGACAGGCTTTACAGAGAAGACAGAAACGCTGAACTAGCACGTACTGACTATATGATGTTACCAGATATGAACCCTACACAGGAGCTTATAGATTATCGCCAAGCTTTGAGAGATGCTCCAGATCACCCAGGTTGGCCTCTTGATTTACCTCCTTTAAATAGGTGGGGGCAGACAGATTGAAGAAGCTTGCAGTGATTGGTAAAGGTACTGCTGGTTGTATGTCAGCAGCGTTTTACAAAAACAGAACAGATTGTGAAATTGATTGGTACTTTGACCCTAGTATAAAACCACAGTCAGTAGGAGAGGGTTCTAATTTAGTATTACCTACTAGGTTGAATGAGTTTTTTGCATTTGGTGCAAGGGATTTTAATAAGGTGGATGCTACTGTAAAGACAGGTATATATAAACAAAATTGGGGTAAGGGTATGAAGCCTTTTCTTCATGATTTTCCTAGTCCACAAACAGCTTTACACTTTAGCGCACCTAAACTACAAGAATATATAGAATTAAAACTAGAGAAGCATGTAAATATAAAAGCAGAAAACGTAGTAGCTAAAGACATAGATGCTGATTATATTGTAGATTGTACTGGTAAGCCTATTAATTATGATTCTCATAAACAATCAGATTATATACCTGTTAACTCTGTCTACGTCACCCAATGTTATTGGGATTATCCTAGGTTTAATCATACACTAACTATTGCAAGACCGTATGGTTGGGTGTTTGGTATTCCTTTAGCAAATCGCTGTTCTATTGGTTATATGTACAACAAGGATATAAACACCTTAGAAGAAGTAATGGCTGATGTTCAAAATATATTTGATGAATATAATTTAGAACCTAGTAATGTTACCAATGCTTTCTCTTTCAAAAACTATAAAAGAAGAAACAACATAGAAGGTAATATAGCCTATAATGGTAATGCTTCTTTCTTTTTAGAACCTTTAGAGGCTACATCTTTTGGTACAGTAGATGCGGTAAACACAATGATAGATAGACATTGGTTTCATGGTTCTAGTCTAGAGGTAACCAATGAACGCTACAATTATTGGATTGATGCAAACGAATCTATAATTATGCTTCACTATTACGCTGGTTCAGATTTTAAAACACCCTTCTGGGATTATGCAGAAGAGCGCGGTAAAAAGTGTATAGAAAATTCTAGTGATTCTTTTAAATATATGTTTGATAATTCAATAGCACCGACAGGTTTAGGGTCATACGATAGATACTTTCCAGAACAGTTTTTTCCATCTGAAGATTTTCAGGCAGTTTATGCTTCTTGGTGGGAAGGTTCATTTTCACAAAATAAGATAGGGCTTGGATTATGCCAGTAACTAGTAGCGGTGCAATATCTATGCAGGATATAATGACAGAGCTTGGCATCTCTGGTTCAACATCTTTGAATGATGCTGATGTTAGAGGTCTTATTGGTAAAGATGCAGGTGCTCAGATGTCTATGTCTGAGTGGTATGGCGCACAGGATGCATTCTCTTTTAATATTTCTACAGGTATAGATGGAGCTTCTACTTTAAGTACTTTAGCAACAGCTGCAGGTTGGGATGGAACAGTACCTATCGTAATGACTGTAGATTCTGGTGTACACATTCGCTCAATGTCATCATCTACACCTTCTTTAACAATAGATGTTGCTGACTCCGAAGTCATAAACAATGGCGCTATCTTTGGACGTGGTGGTAATCATTCTACGGCAGGTGGTCACGCTATCAGCATAACTGCAACAGGCACTACAGTAACTAACAACTCTGGTGCATTCATCGCAGGTGGCGGTGGTGGCGGTGGCGGTGCTGGAGGCGGTGGGGGCGCAGGTCAAAGTGCATATAACACAGCTTCAGGTAATGGTTCAACAACAGGTTATATTTTTACTCCTGGGGGTATAACAGAAAATGTTTATTGGTCAGGATGTACAATAACTGGCACTGTTCTAGGCGGTACAGGCGGTGATCAAGGTGGCGGCGGTGTTACTCCTGCTACTACGTATATGGGTGGGTCTTGTAATAGTCCATCTTATTTTGTTTCGACTAATGGGTATGCAGGTGAACGTGCACAAGAATCCAATGGCTATGTAGCTAATAACCCTGCCCAAGGTGGTTCTGTTCTAAGTGCAACATCAAACACAGACGGTGCAGGTTCTAACGGTGGTGGCGGTTGGGGTCGCTCTGGTGAAAACGGTGGTGGTGCTGGTGGTGATGCTATTAATGCAAGTCTATCATATACTTACACAAATAATGGACACGTCTACGGAAGCGTATAAAAGAAAGTTTAGTATAGAATGTTAGGTTTTACAACTCTATCAGAAGCACCTATATCAGAAGCTACTACTGCAATAATAGCTAATGCATTTTTACCAGGTACAGGTGCTCAGTTTGATACAGGTAATTTATTATACGAAGCTATAGCCAATCATAACCTGACCAACGTTTCGGCTAATATTAATTTAGCTATAGAGTTTGATGCTAAAGCTAATATGACTTTAGATTCTAATGTTGTCAGTACAGCTATTGATTCTATACTCACATCTGCTAAAGCTACTATTATACCTACACCTGTGACTGCTTCTTTTACAGCTAATACTTTTGGAGACGTAGACGCTAAAGCCAAAACCTCCCTTTCAAGTGTGTCTTCTCTTACCACGCTAGATAATGTAGGATTTAGTGCTAAGGCAAACTCACCTATCACAGGTGTATTTCTAACGTTAAACAATTTTGAATTTTTAGATGAGGACGCTCAAGCTAGTCTAACATTAAGTTCAATACTTACCACAATGTCTGTTAATCTAGCTGACCCAACAGCTGTTGTGTTCCCTTACCAAGACTACGCAAGTCAATACAATAGAAACAATACTCTGTTTATAACTAAAAACAATACAAGTAATACTGTATATATCACTAAACCAAACATAAGTAATACTGTATATATTACCAAGCAAGACACAAGTAACACTGTATATATTACAGCATAAGGATAAGATATGTCATATAAATGGCCTGATAAGGATAAAGATGAAATTGTAGATTACAGTGTAGATTGGTCTCGTTTCTTAGGTGAAGACACTATTTCTGCTACCGCTTGGTATATCAAGGATGCAGCAGGTGTCAATACGTTAGTAGAAAATTCTGGTGTTGTTAATGGACTACAGTTTGTTACTGGTACAATATCTGGTAAGGTATCTACTGCTAGGTTTTCTTTAGGTACAAACAATGTAAGATATACAATCATGTGTAGAATTACAACAGGTGCAGGTTTACAATATGAGCGTAGCATCTTCTTGCGTGTGAAGGAGAAATAGAAATGGCGTATAATTATATTGGCCTAGTTAATAATATCAATCGTAGACTTAATGAGGTGGAACTTACAACAGCCAACTTCTCTACTACTACAGGTTTTTACAGCTTCGCTAAAGATTCTGTTAATGCATCTATCAGACACATAAACCAAGAAGAGTTCGAGTGGCCTTGGAATCATGTAGAAGAAACAGAAGTACTTGTTGTAGGCGAAGTTCGCTATAGTATGCCTCATGATAGTAAGACTATTAATATGAACACTTTTCGCATTAAACGTAATGCTGGTTTAAATGTAAAAACTATTAAGTTAAAAGTGCTTACATACGAAGAATGGCTTGACAAACACGCTGATTCTGAGTATAACTCTGAAACAAGTGCTTTTGGTACACCTACTCACATTGTACGCACCCCTAGCAGAGAATTAATCTTTTACCCAGCGCCTGATAAAGAGTATGAAGTAGTATATGAATATTTTCGTTTAGGGTTTGAGTTGGAAAGCCCGACAGATATACCTAGTCTACCAGAACAGTATCAACATACAATAATAGATGGTGCTATGTATTATGTTTACCAGTTTAGAGGTGACAATCAAGCAGCACAACTAGCATTACAAAAGTTTGAACAGGGTATTAAACAACTACGTAGTTTACATATCAATCGCACAGAATATTTACGAGATACAAGAGTACATTTCTAATGGCTACACAGTGGCAAACATTTCCTATAGAGTTTAAAGGCGGTCTCGTCTCTAACCTTAGTCCCTTACAGCATGGTACTAATGCCGTAGGTTCTGCTACTATTTTACAAAACTTTGAAGCTACTAAAGAAGGTGGTTACTCTAAGATAAAAGGCTATGAGAAATACAGTACTACAACTGTTCCTGGTACAGGATCTATCTTAGCTTTAAAAGTTATAAGCTCTGGAAGAATTGTAGTTGCCAGAAAGAATGCTAGTAATGTAACAGAATACTATTATGGTACAGGTACTACATGGACTTCTATGGGTGCTAGACCTCTATTAGGTAGTAAAACCCGTAGTGCTTTGTATAATCTAAATGGCGACGATAAAGTTTTATTTGTTGATGGTGTTAACTACCCTGCTACTTATAACACTTCTGGTAATTCTCTTACAGCAATAGCTAGTAGTACAGATGTTCTAGGTGCTTCACATGTAGCAGTATTTAAAGATACAGCATTTTATGCAAAAGGTAATAATGTATTTTTTACTGCGCCCTTTACTGTTGATAACTTCAGTGCTGCTGATGGTGCTGGTTCTATTAATGTATCTTCTGATGTAACAGGTTTAACTGTATTCCGTGATCAGCTTATCATATTCACTTCTGATAGTATTAAACGTTTAACTGGTAATACAACAGCTGATTTTCAGGTAGCACCTATCGCAAGTAAAATGGGTTGTATAAACGGAGATACTATACAAGAGGTTGGTGGTGATATTATATACCTAGCAGCTGACGGTATTAGATTACTAAGTGCTACTGATCGTATTGGTGACTTTGGACTAGACATTGCATCTGATCCTATTTCTAGAGATGCTACTAAATTTCTAGCTAGTACTTCTAATTTTACATCTGTTATTTTACGTGAGAAAGCTCAGTACAGAATCTTTGCATTTATTGAGTCTGAACAAAATGAAGTTGCTAAAGGTTTGATTGCTACTAAGCTTATAGCTCAGGGTGCTTCTGGTATAAGTTGGTCTACTACATTTGGTATAAAAGCTCATATAGCTGACAGTCGATATTCAGGTACAGCAGAGACTATTGCTTTTGCTAATGGAGATGGTTACGTATATATTATGGATACAGGCTCTAGCTTTGATGGTGCTAACATTGATGGTTTGTATGAATCTCCCTTCATGCCACTCTCTGATCCACAACTACGCAAATCCTTTTATAAAATTACTCTATATGCTAAACCTACAGGTCCTATGGATCTAGGGTTAAATATAAAATATGACTTTGATACTAAGACCAGCACGTCTGTTATACAACCTCCTACACAGAGAATAGAAAGTACAGGTACAGCAGTATTTCTCTATGGCTCTTCAGAGTCAGTGTTTAATACAGCTACCTTTGGTGGTGAACTTGACGTAGTATATAATACTAATCTTGTAGGGTCAGGTAAGACTATAGCACTACGTGTAGAGGATAACTCTACTAATCCCACATTCACTCTAGACACAGCCCTGCTAGAGTATAGACAAAACGATAGACAGTAAGGACTAAATTATGGCAGGTTATACACGTCAAGACACTGGTAACAACATTGCTAACGGAAACGTTATTGATGCTGACGACTTTGATGCAGAGTACAATGCTCTTGAAGCAGGGTTTAACGCATCATCAGGACATAAACACGATGGTACTTCTGGTGAAGGTGCACCTATTACTAAGGTAGGACCAGCGCAAGATGTAGTTGTTTCATCTTCAAATGTTGTACCTAAGACAACGAATACTTTAGATGTAGGATCTACAGGAGCTAGGTTTAAAGACGGGTTCTTTTCTGGTGGCCTTAGTATTGCTACTATTACAGCTACTGGAAATGTATCTGTAGGTGGTAATCTTAATGTTACAGGTAATACTACAATCTCTGGTAATCTTACTTTCGGTGATGCAGCTACAGATACCATAGACTTTCAAGCTGATGTAAATAGTAACATAGTACCAGAAATAACAGGAAACTTTAGCTTAGGTACTTCTACACAACAATGGCAAAACCTGTGGTTAGACGGTACTGCAAATGTTGATACTCTTACAGTAGATGAGAACGCTACAGTAGCAGGTACGCTAGGTGTAACAGGTGTTACAACATCAGTTAGTGGATTTGTAGGTAATGTTACTGGTAACTTAACAGGCGCTGTTACTGGGGATGTTACTGGTAACTTAACAGGCGATGTAACAGGAGATGTTACAGGTTCTTTAACAGGTGATGTTGCTGGTAATACTATTGGTAATTTAACAGGTAATGTAACTGGTGATGTGACAGGAGATGTTACAGGTGACGTAACGGGTGACGTTACAGGTAATTTAACAGGCAATGTAACAGGTAATGTAACTGGCAATGTTACAGGTGGAGTTACTGGTAATGTAACAGGAAACCTAACAGGCAATGTAACAGGCAACCTGACAGGTGATGTTACTGGAGACGTTACAGGAGACCTGACAGGTGGAGTTACTGGTAATGTAACAGGTAATGTGACAGGTAACGTAACAGGAAACCTAACAGGTAACGTAACAGGAGATGTTACTGGGGATGTTACAGGTGCTCTAACAGGTAATGCATCAACAGCAACGGCCTTAGCCACTTCTCGTACCATAGGTTTATCAGGTGATGTAACAGGGTCTGTTTCATTCGACGGTACAAACAGCGTCACTATAGCAGCTACGATTGCAGATGATAGTCACAATCATACTATTGCTAATGTAGATGGCTTACAAACAGAAATAGATACTAAAGCAGAACTAGCTGGTTCTTCATCTCAGGCTTTCTCTGCTTCCACTCTTAACGCTACTACTGTAGACTTAGGTGACTGGACCATAACAGAGAGTTCTGGTACTTTGTACTTTGCTACTAGTGGTACAAATAAGATGAAGTTAGATGCAAGTGGTAACATTACTGTAGCAGGTAACGTAACGGCGTTTGGCACTATCTAATGGCTAGTATTAACTTAACACCAGATGAATTAGAATCTATGCTAGATCGTGCAGCTAAGCGTGGCGCTAAGCAAGCTCTAACGTCTATCGGATTACATGATAAGTCAGCCGCTAAAGATATAAACGAGATGAGAGATCTACTTGACGTATGGCGTGATACACGTAGAGGTATTTGGTCTACAGTAGTCAAGGTAACAACAATCGCTATTTTAACATTCATCGCTGGTGCGGTGTGGATGCAGTTGGGAAATAAATAACATGGCAAAAAAGTTTGTAGGGTTTAAGCCTGAAACATTAAAAAATAAGGTTTTACCAGCGCTGGGATATAATGGCCCTACGGATCAAAAATCTATTAACCTCTTTCTATCAGCTAATCCTGCAGCGGCGGCTAGGATGGGTAAGTTTACCTTAGCGGCTAGGCGTACCATAGAAGGTGACCCTGTTAAGATGATGGCTGAGGGTGGGTCTGCTACAGACGAAGAAGAAACCACTACAGATGAAGGCACAGTCGTTAATAGTGGTGCAAGTACTATGACTTCTGCTATAACAACTGACCCTCGTAAGCTAACTATTAAAGCTGATACAGTAGCAGACAAAGGTACAGGTACAGAGATTGCTACAGGTACAGGTCAACTAGGTGGTGCTACTACAGCTACAAATGTAACAGCTGAACAAGCACCAGAAGCAGTAGCTTCACCAACTACACCAGTATCTACTGTAGATTCAACGATGGCAGCTCCAGCTGTAGATAAAGCACTTGCAGGTGTTACTGCAGCTACAGGTACTGTAAGCGACGAAGCTACTATGACAGCGGCTACAGGAGATCCTACTAAGTTAGCTCAACTAGATCTAAAGGCGGCAGAAGGTGAAGCGGCTAAAGTAGAAGATGCTCCTACACGTGTACTTGAGACAGGCGAAACTATTGATGGTTCTTCTGTAGATCAACAGAAAGTACAAGACATATACGGTACAGAGAAGCTAGAAGCGGCTAGTGTACAGGACGAGATGTCTTCCCTAATGGCAGACTTTGAAGGTGGTTCTACACCAGCGTGGGCTGCAGGAGCTATGAGAGGTGCTACAGCAAGGATGGCAGCTAGAGGTTTATCTGCTTCATCTATGGCTGGTATGGCTATTGTACAAGCGGCTATGGAATCTGCGTTACCTATAGCACAGATGGATGCCTCTAACAAACAAGAGGTTGCTATGGAGTCGGCACGTCAACGCGCTGGTTTCCTCAACATGGAATTTACTCAAGACTTCCAAGCTAAGGTTCAGAACGCGGCTAGGGTATCTGAAATAGCTAACATGAACTTTACAGCACAACAGCAGGTAGCTCTTGAGAATGCTAAGATGGCTCAGACTATGAACTTAGCTAATCTAAGTAATCGTCAAGCTAAAGTAATGGCAGATGCAGCGGCTATGTCTCAGATGGATATGGCTAATCTAAACAATAGACAACAAGCACAGTTACAGAATGCTCAGGCTTTCTTACAGATGGACATGACTAACCTGAGCAACGAACAACAAACAAACATGTTCAAAGCACAAGAGAGAGTTAATTCTATTCTATCTGATACAGCCCAAGAGAATGCGGCTAAGCAGTTTAACGCTACGTCTGAGAATCAAACTAACCAATTCTTTGCTACACTTGCTACGCAGGTATCACAGTTTAACTCTGAGCAAAAGAATGCTATGTCTCGTTTCAACGCTGGTGAAGCTAATGCTTTATCTAGGTTTAACGCAGATCAAGAGAATGCACGTGACCAATTTAACGCTACTAACCATCTAGTTGTAGCACAGGCTAACGCTCAGTGGGCGCAGTCTATAACAACAGCTGAAAACGCAGCTGACAACCAAGCCAATCGTGACGCGGCTCTTGCCGCTAATAACTTAACTATGACTGCATACAACAATATGGTTCAACGTGAACGTGACGTTCTTGCTTGGGCTTGGCAGTCAGGTGAGAACGCAGCTCAAAGGGATGCTAACATTGCCATTGCTAAGATTCAAGCTGAGGCATCTGCTTCTGCTGGGGGCGACACTGACTCTAGTGGCCTATCAGCGGCATCAGGAAAGTTCCTTGGAGAGATTGCCACTAACGCAGCAAAACTATTATTCGGAAAGTTATAATATGCCAGAACCAGGTTATGATCCAAACGCTGTATCGAGCTTCTACAATCCCAGTAGCACTCCACGTCCTAAGCTGAGACCCTCAGGTCTAGGCTCACGTCCTAGTACAGCAGATAACAAAGGTAGTTCTGCAGTATTCTCTGCACCAAAGCCTGTGTATTCTAGTAATGACAACGATAACAAGTCAGATAAAAGATTAACACCAGCGTCTGCTTTATATAGTGCTACTGCTAGTTCTTTAGCTGAGTCTGGTGCTAGATTATCAGCGAATAAAGAAACAAGAATATCACCTATGAATTTGTATGATCAGAAGAACATGCAAGAGATGAAGACCGAGCTTGAAGATTACTTGCGTGGTGTTGTTGTTGAAGACGGTGTAGCTGCTGATATGGCTCGTATGGCTGTACCAGAAGTTTATACAGGTGAAGTGAATGATGTAGAGGTTAAGTCTGGAGACACACTAACAGCTATAGCTAAGGATAAAGGTGTATCTTTAAAAGAGTTGATAGATGCTAATCCGCAGATAGATGACCCTGATCTGATTTTTCCTGGGCAGAAAATAAACATACCAAGTACAGAAGAGACTCCTGTTGTGGATATAGCTACAGCTGTTAGAGAGGATCAGATTAGACAACAAGACACCTCTACACTAAAAGGTAGCCAAGTAGGTCTTATGTCTAGACCTGCTACTGTTGAAGATACTAAGATGTCTGAGACTATATTACAAAAAACCCCTACAGATGATAGTTTAGAACATGCTTTAGCTATAGCATCTAGTATAAAGAATGCAAAGCCTGAGGATATATACAATAAAGTTATTATGCCTCTGGCTTACCATGAATCTGATGGTACAATGGACCCTAAACTAGCTCAGTACGGTGGAGGTCCTGGTAGAGGTGTTATGCAGTATGAACCTGATCGTTTCAACTCATCAGTTGTAAGAGCTATTAGACAGTTTAACGATTTAGGTAAAGATATACCTGAGTGGCTTGATAATATAGATTTATCTGGAGATATACAAAAGGAGATAACTTCTTTGACAGCAAATCAACAGATGTCTTTAGCTGTGTACGATCTTTTGCAAAAAAAGGGGTGTTGACATAGGTGAAGTCTTATCAGGTAAAGAATCTATAGAGGACGTATGGGCTGATCATTGGTGGCAAGGGCCTGATAAGCAGAGGAAAAAAAGAATAGCGGCCTTCCGTAGAAGTCAGAGACTACTAAACAAGAATGCACCGTCTAATAATATAACAGCGTTTGAGTTCCCATAATGTTTGGACTTCCCTTAGAATTAATCACAATGCTTTTCTCCACTGTCTTAGGTGGAGTTATGTCCATATGGGGACAAAGTAATAAAGCTAAAGCAGAGCAACAGAAAGCTCTAGTAGGCGCAGTCAGTGAAGCTAGAGAGCATGGTAGTAAAGATAAACACTTTGCTTGGACACGTAGGATCATAGCTTTATCTGCAGTCGGATCTATTATTGTGTTGCCAAAGCTAGTAGCAGTATGGTATCCTGACGTAAGTGTAATCGTTGGTTATACAGAAGTACAGGGTGGCTTCGTTAACTGGCTCTTAGGTGCACCAGATGCTATACACTGGAAAGCGGCACGTGGATTCGTTATAACACCTCTAGACACACACATAGTTTCAGCAATAGTCGGCCTATACTTTGGCGCTGGCTTTACCAAATAGGATAATAATATGCCAATAGCAGGACCATTTGATAGACCAATTCCTGGTGAGTCACTCACAGGTGAACCGCGTAATAACCCTTGGGAACAACCAGCCCAGATGTCAAACGTTAATGAAGTAGCTGCATACTACATTGAGAGACTAGACAATGAAGAAGTGTTGCAAGACTTTGGTTCTATAATACAAGCTGGTGCATCCTTAACGCCTATTGTAGAGACTGTGTACATGCAGGGTGTTATGAGAGGATTACACTCAATAGATGCAGGAGTTGTTGTAGCGCCTGTTATACACGCATACATAAAAGCTTCTCTTGAAGATATGGGTATTGATGTTAAAGATACAAACGATAATCCACAGAAGAAAGCAGAAAATGCAGAGATGCAACGATTCCTTATGATTGCTAACAGTATGTTAGATAAAGAAGGTACAGACACACCTGATGAAGGGCAACAGATGGTTGAGTCTATGGTTGAAACGCAGGAGGGAGAACCTGTGGAGGAAGAGATGCCACAAGAAGAAGAAATGACACAAGAACAAAAGCCTATGGGCTTGATGGCAAAGGGTTAATATACAATGGCGTTTAATAAGAAAGAGTTTGCAGCAGGTTTTCTCAATCAAGTAACAGACAATATGATTGATATGCGTGAGGAAGCTGAAGCCTTTAAGCAGAAACAGATAGAGGCTAGTGAGCGTAACAGAGCACTAATAAGTACACGTACCGCTAGAGCCAACGCAGCTGTATCTTTAGGTAGAGAAGCTCTCCAGTATTTACCAGAAGGTGCTAGGTCTAAAGGTATTATACGTACTGCTATGGCTTCTGGCATGACAGGTGTAAGTGAACTTAGAAATAAACTTGCTAAGGCACACGCTAACGCAGGTCTATCCGCAGGTGAAAGACTATCTATTAACGATGTTGAAGCTATTATTAATATGCCTAATATACCTGACATTGATACAAAGTATATTGATATGCCACTAGAGCAGTTTGCTAAAGAAACATATGGTGCTACAGCAAAAGCAACTGAGTTTAAAGACGACACTAGTATCGTTGGTAGATTGTTTGGCTTCGGTGCTATGGATAGAACAAGAGAAGAACTAGGAAAAACACCTTCTGGTGATGGTATGTCTGTTGCAGATATAAATGCCGCTTCTCGTTTAGCTGAGTTTAATGCTCTTATACCTAATGCTGTAATGTCATTCTCTGATATAGAAACTTTTAGTAAGACAGAAGCTTTTACTTTTGCTAAAGATATAACTAAGTTGTATGATGATGCAAAAACTTCTAAAGAAGCAAAGGATGAGGCAGAAAAGGCTCAACAGATTCTACTGACAAAAGCGAAAAACGAAGGGCGTAAAGCAAGTGAGGTAACTTCTGTAGAGATTCTTGAGGCACGAAGAATTGCTACAGAAGTATATGCCAGAGGTCAGGTTGAAGATTATATAGATATGTTTGCAGGACAATACGGTGCGGTTGGCGGTTTCTTTAATCAGCAGATAGCTATGGATCAGATTAATAAACTTATGGGTGATGGATACCTAGATACACTAAAAGGTAAATATGGGTTAGATCCAAAGAAAGATAAACCTGATGCAGTGACTGATAAGGTTAAAGACTCAGCTACTGAAGAAGCTAAGATGAAAGAATTACCATACGAAGAGCCTACAGTAGCACAACCTGTTGCAGAATCTTTACCACCAGAGAAGCACAGACCAGGTGGAGATAAAGAAGTAGGTGCATTTGGAGATGCAGATGCTAGGCGCTGGGATAAGCAGTATGGTGCTCGTTACAACCCAGATGGTACTCCTATTATAGTTGAACCTAGACCTACAGACAAAGAAGCAACAGTCATGGTTGAGAATAAATATTCAGGGAAAGAGAAAGAGACAAACGCACAACAGGCGTGGGATGACAAATATAAGAAAACCCACAACGAAGATGGTACTCCTAAGAAACTTAAAGGTGACTAAGTATGAATTACTTTGAACAAAAAGAATATATGAAAAACCTTTACAGTGGTGTAGATACTTCTACTAAAAAGGAGTATGAAACTCTATCGTTTGACCCAGAAGAAACATTATCTGTAGACGACCTACGAAAAGACTATAAATATAATTCACCTATCCGTGACTATATGATTGAACGTATGGGTGTAGATTATCAAACTAAATCTGATGAAGATGTAGTAGATGATTTTGTAAAGCACATGCGTTACTTCAACTCTAATACTGTAATGACTGCAGGTGAAGTTAGATTTGTTACTAAAGCAAACGACAGACAAAAAGAGACAGCGCGTAAAGCTTATCAAATATATGATCAGCTAGGTAATGTCTTTGTTAATGATGGTTTAATGGGTGCAGTAAAAGGTGTAGGAGACTACGTGTTTGCAGCGGCTTCTGATCCTACTAACTACTTAGGTATACTTACTGGTGGTATAGGTAGAGCTGCAGCTGGTGGTGTTCAAGTAAGTGGTAAGCAAGTTATTAAAGCGGCAGTACGCAGGGCTGGTAGAGAAGCATTACAATCTGGTGCTACAAAACAAGCAGCAATAGATGCAGGTCGTAAGGCTGGTAGAGAAGCGGCGGCACGTGCGGCGGCTAGAGGTATGACCAAGAAAAGAACGCAAGGTGTGTATGATAAAGTCTCTAAACTTATTGAGACAGAAGCTATGAAAACTATACCTAAAGATGCTATGAAAAAGGCACAACAGGATCTGTTTAAATCAGCGGCAACTAAATCATTATATGCTACTACAGCGCTGGACGCTACAGCTGCGGTGTATCAAGATATTGCAAATCAAGAGGCTCGCCTAGAAGTAGGAGCGCAGGATTCTTTTAGTAAAACACAGAGTGCTTTCTCTGCTCTCCTTGGTGGTGTTGCAGGTGGCGCTCAACTTATTACACGTAAGCTAGGTGCTGGTAAATCAGGCTTTGAAGACACACGCACAGAGACAGAGAAGTTAGCACAGAATACAATAGATTTATATGCTCCTATTCTAAAGAAAGCAGACACACCTGAGGCGGCTAAAGCTATACGTAAAGCTGCAGATAAGTGGAATGCTAAAGTAGCTAGAGGTAAGAAGGGTAGAGGCGAGATACTAGACGACTCTCAACTTATTAGAGAGATTATGTTTGGTGATCCTGATGAGTTAAAACCAGGTGAGATAGGTGGACTTGTTGGTGTATTCAGAGCTAAGGGATATAAGGTTGGAAAAGAAGTTCACATATCTGACGTTATGACTAACGTAGCTAACTCACTTACGCAGAAAGAACTCAAAGATATTAACAAGTCTATAGGAAAGCATACAGGGTTTAACTTTGGAAACCTTACTGGTACACGTGTTAAGCTAGGGGATCTTATGGCAGATCGTTTTAGTGAGGCTGGTAAAACTCTACAAGTAGCATCACAGGTTAGTAAGACTTTAAACGCTGGGTTATTAGCGGCTGAGACTAAGATAAAACTGCAGTCTAACACTATTAAAAAAGCTGAGGAAGCTGAAAAGACATTAGCTGATGGTACAAAAGTTCCTAAGCCAGCTGAGCCGATACGTTATGGTCAGTCTGTATGGAAACGATTACTTGTTTCTTCTCCAGCTACTACAGCATTAAACGTTGCTGGTTTTAGCCAGTACTATGTAGGTCAAACTGTTGCTGATCTGTTTAGTTCAACAGCGTTAATGACTAAAGGTTTAGCACAGAGTGTTACTAATCGTAGTGCTGCACAGGAATCATTTAGACAAGCACGTGCTCTTAGCTCACTACAGGTACAAAAGATTCGTAACTTGATGGACCCATATACAACACGTGATGCATACATGAAGTTCCTTGAAGATCCTGAAAACTTAAACGCGCAAAAGGTATTGTTTGAAACTATGGCAGGTGGTGTAGATGCATCAGCTAAACGTTATGGCATGGACCCTAACAACCCAACCTTTCGTAATGTAGAGGCTTTCACTAGAGCTATGAATCAGATAACAGGTGTTCGTATACAGGATACGTTTACTAAGTCTCAAATGTTTATGACTGATATGGATAAATACCTCAGATTAAAGAGAGGTGTTACTCTTAAAGAAGCCTTACTATCTGATGATATAATTATTGATGATGAGGTTATATCAGGTGCACTAGATACTACTCTAAAGTCTGTGTTTGCTAAAGACTATACTACAGCAGAACAACCAGAGCTTCTTAGAACAGCGGCAAAGTTTGTAGAGACTGTATCTAATACACCAGGCTTAGGTACTATACTACCCTTTGGTCGTTTCTTTAACAACGTTGTGGCTACTGCTTATCAGTGGTCGTTCCTCTCTGCACCTGAGACACTACTTAAACCTGTGTTTAAACGAATGGCTAAAACTGAAGGTGTAGATAATATCACGGAAATGGATGCGGCTGCTCGTACAATAGTTGGGACAGCTGGTTTAGCACTTGCTGCTCAGTATGATAAAGAACGTAGGGATGATGGCTTAGGTGTATTCGAGATTAATATAGGTGGCGGTAAGATTATAGATGCTAAAAACACATACCCTTTTTCTGCCTTCCTTGCCGCTGGGCGTATCGTCAATATGAAGATGAACGGCGAGACTGTACCACCAGAGCTTATACAAGAGATGGGTACTCAAGTTGCTGTAGGACAGTTAGCAAAAGATGCTCAGTTTGGTAATGATCTAAACAATATACTAGATGTATTAATAAACCAAGATGAGGGTGCACGTGGTGCACAGTTTAACGCCTTCCAAAAAACCTTTGGTAATATCTTAGCAGGTACTACTAGACCTTTAGATGCTGTCAATAAGATTGTAGGTTTTGCTATGGGTACAGACACAGCTAAAGACGTGCGACAGGCTGATGGATTAGGTTTGTTTACTCAGACTTCTACAAAATACTTTGATAATATCCTTGAAGCATTCATAGGCAAGACAGATAGTATTACTGGTGAAGATTTGAAAGTAGCAACAAGAGAGGGTGAGATATATGATGCTAACCCCTTTGCTAGAATCTTTGGTCTAACTATAAAGCAAGGTCGTACTGCTACTGAGAAAGCATACTCTATGTCTGAGATGCAAGCTTGGACTGCTAATGAGAGATCTAAACTACCTGCATACGATAGAGCATTCAACGGTATGTTAGCACCTATCTTAGAGAGACAGACGCAGAGACTTTTAAGGACAGAGAAGTTTATGAAAGCTGACCTGCCTGAAAGACGCGGTATGTTAAAGGCTGTACTACGTAGCGCTAAGAAGCAGATACGTGAGAAGTTGGACAGTGGTTATACTACAGGGGATAACGTTAAGCTAAGAGCCGTATATAAAGCACAGTCAAAGTTCTCTAAAGAGATAACATCAGAAGCTAAGAAAGTAATGAAAGAAAAGTTTGGTGTGAGTGGTGAAATAGAAGACTACTCTTTCGCTGAGCTAGATCTATTTATAAGTTATAGTGAGCATCTCAAAGATGCCTATGACGAAGCAGGTCAGTTATAAACAAAGAGAGAGGGGGCTAAGAAGCCCCCTTATTTTATTCCATGTATGTCAGCTGATAACCTAGCCCACATCTTTGCTTCCAGTACCTTCTCCCTAGCTCTCTCCTTTTCCCTACAGTCGTGTAAGTTGTTTAAGATGTAGTTGTCTAGATCACGCACTTCTTTGTTAAGCCCTGTGTTAAACTTATTACTCTTAGTCTTAACAAAGTTATTTGCCTCTAGCTCTATCTTCTTCATTCTTTATTTTCTACTTTCTTTAGGTAGTCTATTGCTCGTTGCAATCCCTCAAGATCATCGCCTAGTAAACCTATACCACGATTACAACTGCTACAGAGATGCCCTCTATATGTTTCTGTAGTATGACAGTGATCTAGGTGAAGCTTCTCTCCTCTAAGATCTTTTGCATCTACACCACAGCAAGCACACTTACCAAGAGCTTTATGACCATGTAACTTCGTAAGAAAATGTTGTACGTTTCTAGCGTTGTTATTACAAGGTTTACATTTGTTATGTAAGTGCTCGTTAATACTACCATCTTTTGATAGGTTACGAACTGCTACATGAAAGTTTTCCTTTGTTTCAGGTAAGACTTCTTTACATGCGGTACATCTTTTATGCCTAACATAGTCTGGTTCTTTTTCTTCTATATGCTCAAACAAATCGAACTTTAGTTGCATCATGTATCCTCTGGTAGAGCGTTACACATAGGTAATATAAAAACTTTTTCAGTAAGTTCTTCTGGTAAGTATGTATATACACTTGTCATTGCACGTGCTGCACCATCAATACAGCTATCATATGTATCATACAGGATAGGTGAGGCTTTTATTGTTGGCTCCTCACCCACCATGAATGCTATAAGCACAAGAACATACATTATTCTTGCTCTTCAGAATCAAACTTATCTTTGACGTAATCTACCCCCTGTGTTACTTTAGGTTCTACATAATTATAAGTAGAACTACCTACATTACTAGCTACGTCAATAGCTGCAATACCTACAAAAAACATTACTAAAACTTCAACCATCTAAGTGTTCCTTCAGTTTGTTATAATCACCAATATGGTGACCTTCATTATCCCAGACTTGGGGTACAGTATTCATACCTGCCTTTAACATTAGTGTTAACAACCACCTACTACTAACTGTATCAATAGAGTAAGGCATAAACGCTATGCCTTTCTCCTCTAGTAAGTTCTTTGCTTTGTTACAGAACTCACAACTACTTGTTCCTAATACTATATACATAGTCTATACCAAATCTACTATTTCACAAGAGTCTCCAGAGCAAGCCATTGTTTGCATAGACACTGTGTTATCTTCACTCTCGTAGTCTGACAACTCTGACCAATCAATACTGGTAGGCATCTTTGAGAGTAATTCTTTGTACTCTTTCTTATCTATCTCTTGGTAAGGCGCTTGCTGGTATGAGTGATCTGAGTGTGGCAAAAATGACACACCTGACATTTCATCAAAGTGTTTGTACACGAATGCACCTACATCCATCCACTCCTCATCACGTACTGTTATAGTAACAGATGGCTTATGCTCACACCAGTGTCGTTGATATGCAAGCCACAACTCTAACTGCTCCACAGCCGACATAACATTACGTGTCACTGACTTCTCAGGCGACTTAACTGGGAAGCTAAACACAACTGTAGAGTCAGGCTTCATAACACATGGTTCATTAGGTATACCTCTATCAATCATAAACTGAGTTAGAGGATCTTTATTGTCACCACGTACAGTACGAATATAGTATGGGCTATGTCTCGCATGGATTCCACTGGCGCTATCTACAAGCTGTGAAACCGTGCCGCTAGGTTTTACGCAGCTGATAGCAGCACTGGCAGGTATACCTAGTAGGTTAGCCCAATCCCGATTAGTTTCTACAGCAACAGAACGTAGGTGCTCTAGTGTCTTCTTCAGACCTTTGTTCTTCTGTGTCATTAATGGGTTGTCCATGATACCTGTCATAGATACACCAAGCAATCTCTCTTCTGCTGTATTGTTCTGCCATACTTTACGTAGGTAAGGAAACTTAATCATAGTAGATTGTATTGTACCTAAGATAGTAGCAAGTCTAACCTTACGCTCAAGATCTTCTAGTGTATCAGTAGCACGTACTACACACTCCGTTAGGTTACAGAACTGGTATGGGCGTAAAATTATCTCACTGCAAGGGTTGCAGCCGAACTCGTAGTTAGGATCACGTCTACCATTCTTAGCCGCTTGTACCTTAGATGCCTGTCTGTTAAAGATACCACGCTCACCAGACTTAGACTCAACCAGAGACAACCATTCACGCATGAATGTTTCCATGTCTGGCTTCTCACTGTAAGCTACTGAGTTGTTAGCTAATGCTCTATGTCCTGCAGTTTCCCACCACTGTCCTGACTTAGCATGACGCATTCTATCATCAGATAAATTACTCAATGAAATCATAGCACTACGGCGTACACCACCAACAACAACTATCTGACCTATGAAACACATAAGGTCGTGACATTCCATAGAGCTAAGCTTACGTCCTTGCGCTCCCTTGAAAGTAGCTACAGCGAAGTTAAATAGTTCTACTAACGGCGCTGGTCCTGATGCTCTACCGCCAAACGTTTTTAGTCTTGCACCTGCAGGACGAACCTGAGACACATCCCACTTAGGTATTTCACCAGCCCATAGGAGTGCAAGAACTTGACGGAACCCCTTAGCCCAGCCTTCTTTGCTGTCCTTAACGACGACGACAGACTCACTGTCGAAAAGATCAGGGACTTCTGGGAGCTTTGTGATGAACTGTCTCTCAACAGAGAAGCCAACACCCGTACCACAGAGAAGGATATACATAGCTTCATCGAAGGACTTAGGGTCATCTACGGGTAAGTAGCTACAATTATATCCTGCTGTATTGTCGCGGTCTAAAGCTAAACCAGCAGTCATCATCGCTCGCATACTAGGCATTATTTCCTGGCCCAGTATAGCCTGTTCAAGGTTCATTACATCTGTATTAGCAAAACAACTATCGGCTGAAACTACTCCACGATCAAGCGCCTTGCGAACTACGTTATCCATGTAACGTCCTACTGTCTCTCCCCAAGACTCACGGCCTTTGCCATCAAAGTACTTGGCATAGCGTGACTTGTGTATGAATGCTTGATAGTCTGTTGGTAATTGGTTACTCATCTATTATCTCCTGATCCTTTTATTACACCACGTGCAGCGCGGCTGTTTAGTTTGTACATATTCCTTTGTATTATATCCTGTAGGTCACTGTCAAAGTAATTAGCTATAGCAACTGTATAAAATAATACGTCACCACATTCTTTGAGAATACCCTCTTCATCATTAGTATTATCACGCAGTACACGCTTTATCTTGCCATGTAATTCTCCTACTTCCTCACACAACCCTAATAGGTTTTCCATTAGCCTATCCTCAGGTTTTGTTACAATCATACTCTCAACAAAGTCGGAATACTCTGTTGGTGTTGAGTCTATTAGATTGTTTATTGCTTCTATGTCTTCTCTAGCAATCATTTTCTTTCCTTAACATTTAAATTTTCTATATTCATATCGTCTACATCGTATATAACATCTGTTATTAGATCGTGTACATCTTTTTCATGGCTGTTGTTAGCGGAAGACAGTATATTATTGTTGTCTTCTACCTTAGCTACAAATGTAACATTAAACTTTTTCATGCACTACCCTTTGTCTTCGTCCATCTGTTGAGTATAATAACATTGTCCTCTACCTTGTACCCAGTATCTGTTTCAATCAGAGCTTCTTTGTACTGATCTGGGAACATCTCTCTCATAAGGTCACCTCGTAATTCTACAAAATCATCCCATGCATCAGGGTACTTATCTAAGAATGCTTGTGCTGCTGCCATAGTAAGAGCTTCCTCTAGTGCTGCTTTCATACCATCGTGTGTTTCAGCCTCGCCAAATACTAGACCTGTCTTGATGTGTCCTGTCCACTCACCCTCTTCTGTTAAAGGGTGTAGTATAATAGCAACATCTCCAGGCTTTACTTCATAGCCCATCATAATCTCCTCTTCACTTTCACACGTTGATCTTTCATACGCTTACCCTTCTCTAATAGCCAACCCTCAGGTATTACTCGATGCGCCCACTTGAATCCATTCTTCTCACACCAATCACAGTACCTACTCTTAGCACCCTTATATAGTTTAGAGTTTGCGTTACTAAATACAAAACGTATATCTAGTTTAGGATGTTGCTTCTGTATTTCTACGTGCTTGCGCCTATCTCCAGAACTGAATAACCCTTTTGTCTCAATTATAATACCGTTGTCTAATTCGAAGTCTGGTGTATAGGTGCGATACTTTAAATCTTCCCACTCTATCTTTAACTTTTCATAAGATACAATCTTCTGTCGTGTCTCTAAGAATGTAGCGGCCTCTAGCTCAAGGCCACTACGATAGTTTCTTCTGTTGTGTTTACGAACCACTGCCATCTCCAACAAGTACATACTCTACAAGAGGTGCTTCTTTCTTACCCTTATACACACGTGAAGGTAGTTCCTGTAGATCCCAACACTTGTGCTTGAAGTCACACCAGTGACACTTAGAATTAAGTACTAGGTTACCACTAGGCTTCTTGAAGTATGTCTCAGGTACTGGCTCATAGCAACGCTTGAACGGTTCATCACTCTCGATGTAGTCCACAGTAGATTGGATGCTATCTATTACAGCTTCCTTATCCACATCAGATGCGTCTACATACTTAAACTCACCGTTCCCTTTGTTGACTACCCACCAGCCACCTACATCCTTTCCTGCAGCTTCTGCATAGCCTACAAGCTGTGATACATAGCCAAAGCTATCGTCCTTGTTTAGAGACTCAAAGCTTTCAAACTTATTCTTATATGACCAAGGAGAGGCAGACTTAACATCGTCAATCTTTCCATCCATCTCCATATCATATTCACCCTTGATCTCCTGACCATTAGGTAACTTGAGTGTGACAATCTCATTGTCTTTAAAGTCTTGGTCTACTGCACGTAGTAACCCTTTGAACACAGCCTCAACTATATCACCAAGGATCATGTTCATTAAGAAGTGTGGTGGAAAAGGTCTACGATCTTCTGGATCATTCTTTTCAAACCACAACTGACAAGGTGCTTTACCAATGTTAGACATACGTAGTCGGAAGTCGCCACGTGGGGGTGAGTTAAACTGTTTGTTCAACGCCGCCTCAACATCAGCGGCAACCTGCTTGGTCACCGCCTCTGTCATGTTTGCTTCACCAGCCAAAGCCTTCTGCAGAAAACTGTAGATTGCTAATTCTGCTGGGTGATTCATGGGCTTACCTCGATGAAGTCATTGTTGATAATGTCTGTTACTACAGACTCATCATCCTCAGACATAGCTTTGTCAAACCTCTCATGGTATAAGTCTAAGATCTTACCATTGCTGTACTCAATAAGCTCAATGAAATCTTTTAACATCTCATTGTCGCCCTCACCAAGATCAACCCTGTCACCTGATGCTGCTTTGATCTTACCGAACTTAGCACCTGTAGGGATACTATCTTCTACACCCATGAACTTAACAGTAGACATGATAGGTAGTAAGTTCTTGCGTTTGAGTACACTCAACACACCATTGATACTCTTGAGTGAGTCTCGGTTCTTAACGTCCATTACAAATGGTACGTCTTTATACGCAGACTTATCCAGTGATTCACCCTTCTCATTGATAGGATCATCAAGTGTTACTGTACCATAGTAAACGTTGACACGCTTAACACTACGGATAACCTGCTTAGTAGCATCATCTAAAGCTTGGAAGTCTTCGATCCAACCTGAGGGTCTACCCAAGTTGAAGCCACCTATGCTATCCTTCATATCACCATTGAGTGAGTTAGCTAAGACAGACTTCTCCATCTCTTCTGTTTCACTGTTCCAACGTTGCCACTGTTGGCGCTGGGCAAAGATACGTACTGTAATACCATTACTGTAGATCTTTTCGTCACCACGATTGAGGATGAATGCACCTACTGGTACTACCTCAGTCTTGATGGCCTTACCACCTACTTCAAGTTCACCCATAAGCGGTGAGTGTAGCATACCCATACGTGCTATGGATGGTGTTGATTCACCACCTGATGTAGACACACCCATAAGTTCTGCCATTGATTGTCCGCGTTCATTCGCGATTGATAGTTCATTGCTCATTTCTATACCTTTCTATAGATTCAAAGAGTTCCTAGTTATACATCATACGTCAACTGTGTCAAGCCAGTTTGGACCTATTTTTGCTTCAAGTAGTAATGGTACATTCATTTCTACGTTGTATGTTTTTTCTACAAGTTCATTGATGTTGTCGTTAAGTGACTCAATAATATCAATAACTTGTTGTTCTTCATCAGGGTGTATGTCAACTACCATACTGTCGTGTACTGAATTTACTACGACAGAGTTTAATGGTTGTAACAATTCGTGAAGTTCATTCAGTACAATAGGTACTATATCACCTGTGGCAAACCCCTGTACTGGATAGTTCTTTATCATTGTGAAGTGACTTGGCATACCATTATCTCTGCGTCTTACATTTGGGAAAGCGTACTGTCGTCCTGACTTATTAGTGATCTTCATAAAGCGTAGTGCTTCATCACCTAACTCCTTATGCCATGCAGCAATACCCTCATACTTCTCAATAAAATGTTTGTAGTAAGCGGCTTCAGCCTTAGATCTACCATACCCAGTAGCCCCGAAGAGGGGGGCAAATGTATGTGCCTTCGCTGAGGTCCTTGAGGTTTTCTGACCTGCATCTGTTATAACTTTTGCTGTGTAACTGTGTACATCAAACCCTGTACTAATCTCTTTCATAGCCTTCTCGTCTTGAGCAAGGAACGCAGCAACTCTAAACTCAAGTTGAGCAAAGTCAGCTTCCATTATCTTTCCGTTTTCCCATCGTGAAACAAAGACTTTCTTCACAGGAAACGTACCGCCACGTGGCATGTTCTGCATGTTAGGATTGCGCCCACTGAACCGTCCAGTAGCTGTTATGTGTTGTGTTAAACCTACATGTAAGAACCCATCATGCTTAGTGTAGTTTGATATACCCTCAACAAAAGAACTTAGGTAACTACTAACAGCAGACAAACGTTTTAGATCATTAAGAAAAGACTCAGCTTCTTTCATGTTATTGTTTCTTGCAGTCGCTGCTAAGATTTCTAAGTTGTCTTTACTTGTACTAAAACCATTAGCACTAATCCATTTCTTATTAGGAGCTGTGAATTTTAAACCTGCAATCTGTTTTGTTTCTGTTAGTTGAAAGCCTCGCGTGTCACAGTCCTTACACTTATTAGGTCTGGCATACTTTGTACCATCCTTCTTTACTTTATATGTTTTGCCTACACCCTCACAGGTAGGACATGTAAATGCTTTTGTTCTGTACACAGGCTTAGAATTTGCTCTAACAGCATCCTTATATTCATCGACTGTAGATGTAAACTCAAACAGATCTGCCCATTCTTTCTTGTTAATCATACGCAGAGAGAACACAACCTGAGACATTTGTTCTGGACTACTAAGGTTTATAGGTGTGTCACCCATAAGCTCACGAACTTTCTTCTGTAGTCTACCCTCAATCTCTGCCTTCTCTTGTTCAAACTCTAATCTTACTTCGTCAAGGGCAGATCTATCCACCCTGATTCCCGACATGTACATTCTGGTAAGGGTTTTACAGGTGGTAAAGGTTGTATCTCTAATGACTTTGAGACCTTTGGATTCGGGCATGGCATAGTCTGCTTCGATACTATGGAACAACCAGCTAGTTGAGAGCAAGTCACACCTAAGATAAAAGCTAAGCTCATCCAACGGTATCTCATTTGTTGTGTACCCTTCTTTAAAATATCTTTTAAGTGTATCATCTTTCTGTACCTCTAGGTTTCTGCGTTCAGCACAAGCAGCTAAACTCAACGGAGTTCGTTGGCCTCTATCAAGTATGTACTCTGCTAACATAGTGTCATAGATCAAGCCATCATACTTGAATCCTGACTCCCATAGCCACATCATATCGTGCTGCGCGTTGTGCATTATGAGTAATGTTGTTAAGTCTAATATATCCTGGACTAGCTTATGCCCAGCGCCTGATGTATCCTTCGCCTCATCATGGTCTATATTTACAATATGTAATTCATCATGGTTGTCTGCATTAACCATACCAACTTGGACTAGATGATTGTTAATCTCAAACGGGTCCATGTGATCTTTGCCGTTACGTTTTGTTGTGCTGTTCTCAACATCTAATACTATTCTCATGTCTTACCTCAAGCTGAATAGATAGATCGTGATCCATCTAGTACACAAGTAATCTTACCCTGATACCCATTCAACTTATTCTTGGCTAAGTTTAAGTAACGAACTGGATCTTCGTCTTCACCCTCAGCTTGTTGTGTCTTACCTATCAAGACCATTAGGTCAGCCTCAGCTGCCTTGCCTGTCTTAGATCCTTCCATCATCGCTTGGTTAAGGTCAGCCTTACCCTCTGCTTCAGCAGATAGTTGTGACATCCAGATTACACAGCAGTCATACTGCTTAGCAATATTACGTGCATGGATAGCAGCAGTCTTGAGTGTAATGTCACTCCTCTCACTGCTTATATCAGCAAACTTATCACCCATGTCAAGAACTACAATGTCGGGCTTCTCTTGTTTTACAACAGACTCAACCCATGCCATACCCTTACCTGTACTATCCTTGAACAAGACATTAGTGCGGATAGGTTCATAACGTTTCTGTGCCAAAGCTTTATTCTCTCTGACTTCTTTCATAGTCATATTAGATGAGGCACTGATATACCTTGCAGCAACACGTGTGTATGCCTCTTCGTTACATAGTATAATACACTTAGCACCCTGATGTGCAAAGCCTTGTGCACCTGCTATAAGGCTGGCATGGAAAGAAGTCTTACCAGTATTGGGACGAGCGCCAACCAACACAAGGTGACCACCACTAACGCCTTCCACCCTACGAGCCAAGGAAGATATGTTAAAGCTCCACTTGGATTCCAGAAGCGTTGCATCAAGTATTGTGTCAAGGCTATTGTCGTCCCAGTCAACACGTAGATTAGGAGTAAAATCATTTTTGTATTCCTCTAGTAGTCGTCGCAGAGGTTCTAAACTATCCTCTGTTCCATTAACAAAATCAAACCCTAGGTTTGCTACACGATCACCTACATGCTGTTGAAACAACTGTGACAATGTGTCTTGTGCTATCTCTTCTTTGATAGGCTCGGTAATTGCTATACGTTTAAACAGATCTTCATACGCTCCGCGAGTAGCGGTAGTAAGACTAGCATTCATTCTATTGAACACAGCCTCTAGATCCGCAACAGTTAGGTCACCCTCATAGGATTCCATAGCACCATCAAGTGCCTGTTTAATCTTACGTACATCCTTACTAAATATTTTATCTGGGCAACGTATGCCCTTGTGTTGATCATAAAAGTTACGATCTAGTAACGTTTTAATCAGTGCTAATTCCATCATTCTTTTTGTCTCCTACAACAATATATTATATATCTTCTAAGTGCTACTCATCACTCATGTTTAAGCTCCACGTAGTACGAACCTGCACTACTCTTATACGCAGCCATAATGTCTAACCACTGTTGGCTACTCATGATTAACATTTGATAAGCATCCATCTCAGGTTCGAACTGTCTCATGTATACAGTACCCTCATCTCCAAAGATAATCTCTATGTCTTCATGCTTACCAGAGTGATCTAATGTAGTGATGATTGATGCATCAGATTCAAACTCAACTGTGAACATCTGAACCCTCCGATACAATTATATTTACTTGTGCTACATTACCTACAACTTTAACGATCTTAAACTCTAATCCTTCTTTGGTAAGTAATCTTCTTAACATAGATACTGGTATCATACATCTGCCTTTCCTGTTAGTTTTATCAACCTAGCTAAATACCACTGTGATTTCAGTAGGTCTTCTTGTTTGTTCTTGTATCTCCATCGGTGTAGATACTTAGCTATGTTACCTCTTAGGTATCCTATATATTCTTCTTCGGTTAGGAAGTCTTCTATGTAATCAATACATTCAATACTACCTTTGCCATAATGCGCTGGGTTGTTTACATTATCCATTCTGTTCTCTGCTAATAGTTCTGGTATAGAGTTAGGGTCTATCATATCTTTAATAATCAATCAAGGCGACTGCATATCTCCTGTAGTTTTTCCAGGTCTTCTGGCATACGATACTTAATATCGTCAGATAAACTTAGTGCTATTGTTTTGTTGCCTGTCCAAAGTTCTATCTCTCTACGATACTCGATAGTCTTTGATACTGCGTCAGGATCTAGTGCAATCACAGCCTTATCATACTCACCTATCTTCTCAAAGTGTTTATGATTCATGCTCGTACCCAAGGATAGCCATACAACTAACGTCAGGTAACTCTTGATAGGCTACTAAAGCAGAGATTACATCCTCTACAATAACTATAGTAGAGCCTACACCTACTGTATAATAGTCTGCTGCACCTGTGTAGCGATACCACTTAGGTGTCTGAGTAGCACCCACTGCCCTGCCTATAGCATCAATCATCTTATGTTTATTATATATAGGAAAGACTACGCGCTCTTGTTGTACATCATAGAAGGTGTTACCTACTATACCCCATCGCCTCATAAACCTATTGTGCTTAGTGTGTTGTCGTGTAGGTTCTACTAGCTGTGCTGGTATCTCCATAGTTTCTACCTCTATATTAGTTTGATCCTGCGCTGGGCGTAGTTGTCTGCGTATCTCAGATGCAGTCATGTCTGTATCAAACCTACCACCTACATTACACCCTAGCTTGTAACAGTTATACATCAATACACCTACTTCACAAGAGGCTGAGAAAGTATTCTTACCTCTACAGAAAGGGCAGTCACCTCGGTGTGGTCCATGTGCTGTTACAGATGCAGCATATTCTCTGTGCTGTTTCCAGTTATGTTTACTCATACTCTAGCCAACTTCTTTATACCATAGTGTTCTTCAGTGTTAGTTCTTATAGAATGACAATTAGAACACAACACCTGACACTTGAATATTTCTTCTTTTATTTTCTTGTTACTCTTAGTCTTCTTACCATAGCGTAGGTAGTGTGCTCTCTTTGCTATTTCAAACTTCTTATCCTTAGGATTAACATGATCAAACTCTAATGCCGCTGCATGTTCTTTGTACTTACAAATTTTACAACCCTTAATCAACTTATATCTATGCAGTATAGCCATGCCTTCATCATACTTTTTTCTTCTGCGTATATTATCTTTTTCTTTACTCTCTTCACTTCTCACTCTCATCTTCATTCCCTCTCGCTGATAGTGCTTTAGATGCACCACTCAATGTATTTACTATATAAGGTTTCACCGATTGTATATTCTTATGTCCTGTTACCTGCATGATATTAGCTAAGTCAACCCCACCTTCCATCATCTCAGTCACAGCAGTACGGCGTAAGTCCATAGCTGTAAGCTCTCTAGGTAGATTAGCTTCGTCCAGTACCTCATTGATAAGTAAGGATATTTCACTCTTATCGTAGGGTGTGTATGCCCCTGCCTCTTGGCTTAACTCTAGGTGCTACATAATCCTGGAATCCAAAGTCTTCCTTCTGTTGTCTCAACATCTCACACAACCCATTAGATATAGGTAAGTGTATCTCAGCATTACGTTTACTTTGTGTCTAGGTCTAAGCGACACTGATCTAAGTCTAAGGTATCCCAAGTCATAACTCTCATGTCGCCTATGCGCTGACCCCAATCGTATGCCATGTGTACTATAAGACTAATGCTACGCCATCTGAAGTCACTGTAACCTGTCTCAAGAAAGGTTTTGATCTGATCTCTACTCCAGTATACACGTCTTTGTTTACTAGACTTGGTAGGTACAAGTGCTACTGGATTGTGTATCATTACATCCTGTCTCATGGAATACTTCCAAGCAGCAGACAGTACAGACTTACGATAGTTAGCAGTACGTATACCTGTCTTGAGCCATATGTCATACGCTTGTATAAGATGTCTTACTTTAATATTAGTACAACGATATTCACCAAGGGTCTTACCTTCCACAGATGTGCTTATCACAGACGATAGATGTGTTTCATAATCTTTTTGAGATGCACCAGATAGTCTAGCAAAAGCAGGTGATACAAGATAGAACTCTATAATGTCACACAACTTAGCGTTACCCTTGGGTATTTTCATGTTACCTTCCCTTCACGTTTTTGTACCAGAGATATAAAGCACCACCAATGTAAGCAGCAATAACAGTTAATGGTAGTAGATGCATTAGAATGTTGGATGCCATACGTCACCTTCCTCTATAGTTTTTTTAATATATAATGCTTCGTTCTCATACATATGAGCCTTGGCTGTATTGCCATTCCAAAGAGCATCGTCAGCCTGTCTCATCAGAAAAGCGTGGTACTTCTGAGCAGGTAACAGGCGAGTATCTTCATTCATCATTTTCTTCCTGCCATTCTTGGTAGTACGTATACTCACCATCTAAATCAAACTCTTCTATTAGTTCAGTAGGTATGCTATCTTTCCAATCCTCATTACTAAACTCAACACTGTAGGTATTGTTTATATCTAAGGCACTATCGTATTCACCTATGTAACACATTCCTGGCTCATAGTAGGATGCATCTATGTTGATCTTTAATCTATCAGCACCTGTATCGTATGCACCTGTAGGTGGACTCCATGCACTCTGAAACCCTAGGTGTAAGTTGGATGTATCACCATCCTCAAACAGGTTAGCCTCTACATCCTGTACTTCCCACTTAGTATTCCACTCAGTACAGGCAACACCATAATCGTATTCACCAATAGGTGCTAGGTGTTCCAGTAACCCACCCCTATCTGCCGCTTCTTTGATAGCCGTTAATACTTTTACATCACCTGTAATTATTACCCTGTTCTCACACCAGTTGGGCATTACATATCTCCTTTGTTTAACATCCATACACGTCTGTTAGTTTGATCTACCTTACGAGTAACAACCTGACACCCTATCTTCTTAGCGTGAGTGTATATACTAGCCAAGGCAGCACGTTTTACTACTACACTATCGCCTACTTTCATATGCTTTAGCAATGCTTCGTAACCTTTGTTAGGTGCACCGCGTCCATCCTTGGTTGATGGTAAAGGTACGTTCTTCTCAATCATAAATGTCATTTTACTTCCATCCTTATGCCTTTAATTTTCTCATACATTTTATATAGACGTAGCAAAGCTTCCCTGCTACGCGCTGTGTGGTAGCATATGTGCTCACCAGTTGATACACTGTAGATGTTAAGCTTATGCACTATACACTCTCCTCTTCTATTTGTTTAAATATACTAGCTAACCTAGCAACACTTTCTTTAGGTAGAGTTACTTCCTCTGCCTCACTCTTAACTAACATACCACCATCTTCTAAGATAGTAGCAGTCCACTCAGGTGTTAGTTGTACTTCCATTATGCATTCTCCTCTACTAATGTGTAACGTGTGTATCTTTGATTTGTAACTGGGTGTCTTCCCTTGATGCCATCAATACGATAGCCTGACTTACGTAGCTCAGAGATACGCTTGGGGAAAGACTGTATGCTATAGTCTATCAAAGCTTCGCGTAAGGTTAGACCCTTAGATGCACGAAGGTGCTTGAGTATCATTGTGTGTTGAGACATTTTCTTATTTGTATTTCTCATATTTATATTCCTCTATGTTATATTATGTGTAAGATATATTATTAGTTTTAGTGTTAGTCAATGTTACTAATATGTCACGTGACATTTATGCAGCACTTGTTTCTATAGGTATCTCTACAGTCGTAGCTTCATAGTCACATTGATGGCAATACTTTCTTCTTCTAGTACTAGGATAGCCAAGCTTATGATAAGGTCTAGTATCTATGGTACGCATCTTAGTAAAACAGTAGGGACAATGTGTAACTACTGTATCCTTCCACCAAGGTTGTTTATTCTCTGCCATTACTTATCCTCTATGAAAGCAAAGCCACCGCCATTACCCTCTTCATCCTGCGATATTACAAATCGTACTTTCTCTGAGCCATTGGTTAATGTGAATACTGGAAAGGGATTATCATATTTAAAAGTACCCTCTTCAAAGTGAAAGTCCTGGATTTTACAACCCACTAATTGTCCATAGTATTTATTCATATCCATGTCTTAACTCCATACCATAATTAATAGTAAACTAAACGTAGCCAGTACGCCTATGACTGCGAACCCTAACACTGACCACACAAAGGTGGTGGCTAGTATTTCTTTTCTTTTTTCTTTACGCTCATGTTCTGTCACGTTAAAATATTTGTCACTCATTGTCTTCTCCTCTATAAAAATAACTGTTGTCTATCTAAAAATCTCCAAATTCTATGCCATCAGCTATAAGTTTATTGTTATTCTTAATGTTACCATTGCTTATATCTACAACATAATGTCCATTGTCCCATGCCTCTTTGTTATTCTCGGCTGCAGGATATACACCTACAGATAGACCACCCTCTACATAATTACATATCTCAGTTATTAGTCTAGCAGTAGAGTAGTTGACATCTGTTTTACGCATATTAGGCGCGGCATTCTTTACGAACTGTGTCACAGTCTCAGGACTACCTGACCAGTGAACGTATATGTAGCAAGGTGATTTGTTGTATAAAACTGTATCACCTACTACTTCTATTGTTGCTCTATTTCCCATTTGTTATACTCCTTCTATATTTAGTTGTACTTCACCCTCAATCGTATCATCTACAATTAGTATATCATAACGCTCACCTGTTTCTTGATCATAGACACATATAAGCTCATCTAAATCGTGATACTCCAGAGCTTGATCAAGAAACAATTTTAAATCCCTAATTGTCATAATCATCTCCTTCATCATTACACCAACAGCAAGGCTCATCACTTGGGTATTCCCTGCACCAACAGCATAGCTTATTAAGTATTGCTCTCATTTTATATTCCTTTCTTTTACCCATAGTCTTTTCAATTTATTCTGCCTACCACCTTTAGCACCAGTGACTTGCCTATTCTTTTGTTGTGTCCACTGATCACCCTCTTTATAGTTACGCATATTAAACAACTCACGCATCCTTTTGTTCTCGGCTGCACACACTTTTTCGTGAGCTAATCTTAGTCTATCTTCCTGATCTAACATTACATACCTGCCCTAATAAATTCATCAAACGTTTTAGGAAATACATCCTGCGTAGTATCTAAGTAGTGTTCATATCTCTGACCATCATCTGTTAAAGGTGAATGCTCATCATAGATAAACTTACCCTCATCATTCAGCGCAGGGACTTTAGTTCGTTCAGTCATATTATAATCCTTTCAGATTTATTAGGGCTTGCATCATACCCCTTTGAAATTCACTGTCAGGTGGGTCTACAGCAAACAATGCTAGTGCTGTATCTAAACAATATATATTCCCACAGGCGTACTCTTGTTTAGCTTCTCTATACCCTTCCATAAAAGGTGTTTGTAATGATAAGATAGTTGCGCTCATATTATAATCCTTTCAGTATGTGTGCTATGACATCGCAAGTCCAACCATTGCCTAACATTTTGTAGCGTTGGGTATTCGATACACCCTCAGTAAAATTATCTGGAACTGTTTGAAGACGTTCACATTCCAGAGGTGTTAGCTTGCGCCAAGACATATTCTCTACAAGAATGCTATCCTTGGTTACGGTAGTTAAGCAGTTAGTTTTATCATCATCTCTAACCTCAATCATTTGTTTGATAGCGATACTCTTATCATTATCCTTACGAGTTCCACTAGCATCTAGCCTACGCCCTACCATACGAGCGCCTTTTACTGACACTTTAGGTTCTAAATTACCACCGCTAGAGGCGCATAAACTTGGAGCTTTACCATCAGGTGAATATATACGCTTAACGTAGTCATGCCCCTTTAAATTGGTTGCATGACCTTCAAGTATTAAACCACTAGCACTAACATTATTTTGAACATAACCATTTGCATAACCATGAGTTCCTGCACAAATTGTACCTGCCTTACCCTCTAAAGGGTGTATTGTATTTGCTTGGCTTTTATACTCAGGGTTTAATTGATTGCCACCCTTATAGTTTCTTATTAGATTTATACCTGCGTTAAATTTTACATCAACAGGCTCTTTTTCTAGTATGTCTTTTAAAACAATGCCACGATCTTTAGGCTGTTGGACACCCTCAATGTTAGTCCAGTAAAAACGCTTACGATTTTGTGCTGATACTAACGAGCTATTGATCAAGTATTTATTCACGTTGGGCAAAGCTTGCTCAGTATGGTGCGTGATATACTTCTCAAAAGCATTAGACATTCTAACATTTTCCATAAGGTATTTAGCATTAGGATTACACTCCATAACGTGTTGCATAATATCTAGCATCACCCAAAATAGCTGACCTCTACTATCCCTGTCCCCTTGCTGTTTTCCGGCAACCGACCAACTCTGGCAAGGGAAACCCCCCATAACTAGGTCAACAAACTTCCACTGAATATCCCAATCACGCCAGTTATTTATATCACCTAATTGTATAATATCTGGATAGTTTTTACTAGCAATCTTCATAGCGTGTGGGTCTATCTCACTAGAGTAATATCTAGTAGGTATTATACCTAGTCTATCAAGTGCAAGTCGACCAACTTCACAGCCACCAAATAAATTTACTACATACATTCTTTTATTCTCCTCTATCTATTGAACCATAATCTTTTAAATCTTGTTTAGTCAATCCATAATATTCAATAGGATCAACAAAAAATCTGCCTGTCTCATCATAGTATGGGTCAGTAATCCAGTAGTTATTTTTAAGTACTGCCCATCCTTTTTTACTTGCTACAAAATCAAGTAAATCTTTAAAGCTATTAGTCTCAAAAATCCATGTATGATCATCCTCATACCCATTATAACTATTAGCTGTTTGCACAGTAAATCTAGATGGTAACACTTCCAT